TTAATATCCTCTGTTTTTTAATACTCTGGCAATGAATCTATAGAAGAATTCAAGCAGGCTATCATCATTTACCTTCTGTAATATCTCAATAGTTTCTTTCTTGTAATCCATATTAGTACCCCCACTGCTTCTTAAATGAGACAATTACGTTATACAAAAAATTCAGAAATTTCTCGCTCTGGATTTCATTCAGAAAATTTTCAATTTCTTTTTTATAATCCATGCTATGCCTCCGCCACTTTCGTATTATCTTTTATTCTCCTTACCATCAGATAATTAGCAAGGTTATGTACTCTCTTAAGGTCTTCCAGATCATTCATCATTAAAGCATCTGTAATCAGCCAGAAACGCTCCTGATCTTCCTCTGGCAGCTTCATAAATACTTCATTACTGGAACAAGCCACCTGAAAGAGTTCTGCCAACTCATAGGTGTGCTGTAATGATCTTCTATCTTTGTTGGCCTGGACAACGTCCACGATTGCTTCTCTGCAAGGGACCTGTGTTAATGTACATTTTTTCATCACTCTTCGCCCTCCTGTTCTTCCTCTTCTTCCGGCGGCTGCTGATTATACGCAGCTCGCACAAAATTTTGAGCCATTTCTAAACACTTATAATCGTGAAATTTCAACACAAAATTAATAATATCCATCTTCTTCCGTAAAATTTCACGCTGACCGAGAACAAACATCCAGTCTTCTGTAACTGCCTTTGCTTCCTCTTTTGCCTCCTGCAGTTGCTCTTTAAGATCTGCAATAATCTCTGTCGCCATAACCACACCTGCACCTTCTGTCTCCTGTGCCGGAACACCAGTGGTCCGCATCACTTCTACTGCTTCTTCTGCCTTTAATACTTCCTTTTTACTCATTTCTCATTCTCCTCTCTCTAACTCACGAATACTGTCACATACCTTTGCGGATATAAACCCACCAAAGAAAATCATAAGAACGTCCATTACTGATATCATTCTGTCCATTCCTTTCTTTTGTTGTCTGAGGGGAATGAGTATGTTATAATACGCACAGCCCCTCAATTTTGATCGTTTGTCGGGTTACTATGCCTTTATCAGAGTTGCCGCTCTGGTAAGGGCTTTTTATTAAATTGCTTCTACCTGAGACTTTCCGAAGAAACTGGCTTTGTATGTTGCCCCATCTTCTCTACTTCCCCAGATCAGAGAACATCGGAATAATGCTGATGCTCCATGCTTTACCTTATAACCAAGCTCTTTCCACTTAGCAAAGGTATTGGTTTCCTCCGTGATGCCTGCTGCATGTTTCGCATCTTCGATTCTCTTTGCATTGATTTCTTCTGCCTTTGCAGATAACCATGCTCTGTGAAGTGCTTCTGCAAAGCGGATATTCTTTGTCTTGCGGTAAACTTTCCATGCTTTGAACATGATCTTGCTGAGATTGTACTTCATGTTGCTGTCCTCCTTTGCTTTTCAAGGTCTCTCAGCCTTTCAAGCATCTTCCTGACTATTGATATGCCCTATTGCGATTCTCACAGGTATATGGCTTGAAGTATTGGGGGCTTTCGGCTCTCCCGGCTGTTGTCTGTTCCCTTGAACTGATTATAGTATAAACATTTCCGTTTATAATGTCAATAGTTTTGTTTAAATAATTTTATTTCTTTTTTCCACTTTAATGTTGTCTTTTTAAATATTATCGTTTATAATTTATTTATATATAGTGAAATTTATTTATATATTAAACATCAAATATTAGAGGTGAATTATTATGGCAGTTTCAGAACAGGTCAAAATATTATGTGTCAAACTCGGTATAAGTGTATCTGAGCTTGCTCGCTTATATGGTTCAAGTCCTCAAGCATTTAACCAAAAATTAAAGCGAGAGGGATTTACTCCAGCAGAACTCAAAAAAGTAGCAGAAGCAGCAGGATGTATCTATCAAAGTTCGTTTATTCTTCCTAACGGGGATAAAGTAACCGATTAATAATATGAAATACTCTCATACTCAAATTATAAAAACTAATTTCCCATTATGGGGCATTCCGCATACTGATCCTATTTATATTCTGGTCCCGTCTTCTATAGTAAATTCCGGAAAATCAGTCGATTACTATAACAATTCTGTTAATTTTTCAGAGATAGATAAAGATATTAGGCGCGGATTATACCAAATAGTAGCACCTATTCCTGATACAAATACCAAACAAATTTTCGAATCGTATATATTAGGATTAAAGAGTCTTCTTGAAAATTGTAATTATCAAGTTTTTAACGTTTGGGACTATGGATTGTTATATATTATTGAAAATACATTAATCCTTTATATTTCTATAAATATCGAATTTACTAATTCACTTGTTGTTGAAGAAATATTCGATGCTGGACATTATGATTTCGGAATAAAAAAATACACTCGCACAATTCCCTTGTGTTCTTACTGGGGATTTAATGGTATTTTGGGCTATTCAAATCCATATCACATAAGTAAGTATGAACTAATTAACGCTGCGTTTCCTAATCTACAAATAAATGATTTATACAACAAATGGGAGGGAATTCCGTATTCTTATGCACTATTCGATCTTAAAGAAGAGCCTTATCATGGGATTGCAATTTGTCATACCAATGCGAAACAAACTTTAAAAAAAATATATGACATTGGTTCAGATCTCTTGTTTGCCTGCGTTACATGTTCTAACCCAAAACACTTCAATACCTGGGCAGGATTAAAATATTTATTTACTTTTAATTCCGATATGCATACTGTTTTAACTGGTCGTTTGAATGGTACTTTTGATATTTCATGGAGAAAGAAAAATTTAGGAAATGGAAAACTCGGTATCGAAGAAAAAGGAATGTCATTTTGCTGGCTCACTGCATATATGAAATCTTATAATGATGTAGAATTATTAAAATCCATTGAAAAGGGAATGTATGCAGATATTGATTTATATGAATATTCAATTCCAGAAAATAAATGGAAATCAGAGCAACTTATGTTTCAATTAATAACCCAAATGTTTCCTAAAAAACCTGTTTACTATCAATATCGTGCCGATTTCTTAAAACAAGGAAACAGTCAATTGAGTTATGACGTTTTTATACCAAGTCTTCATCTAGCTTTTGAATATCAGGGGAAGCAACATTTTGAACCTATTGATTTTTTCGGTGGAAAAGATGGCTTTGAAAAACAACAATGGCGCGACAAGCAGAAACTCAAACTCAGCATTGAAAATCATATAACTCTTGTATACATCAATTATTGGGATGACTTAAACGTTCAATTAATACAGCAACGAATCAAAGAAGCCCAGCGTAGAAATCAAATATAGTATATTTATCCAGGCAGCCAGTAGAGCGGCTGTGGTTCCCTGATCCTGAGCCTTGACAGGAGGGAATGCTTATGAGCGATTATGAGATTTTTATGATAGTTCTGACGACAGCCAGCTTAATTGTATCTATCCTTACATACACACATAAGAAATAGCCGCCCTGCTCTCTGGTAAAGAATAGGCGGCTAAATCTTAGCTAAACATATTTGCCAGAACGGGGAACCTTGACTTCCCTTACTGGCTGTCTTGATAAGTATATTATATGCCAGCTTCAGGAATTTGTCAATTTCCCGTTACAAATCACCCATATCTCTTACTATCCCCATTTTCTTCTTATACCGCTTCGAGGTATGCCAAATCTTTCACCGCTTCAAGTCGTTTCTTACAATCCCTGTATATTCCCTGATAATGTTTCCCTTGCATAATTCCCAGGTCAACCTCATGCAAAATAATATTTTCCATTAAAGATAAGTTATTAAGCTGCATCACCGTAGCTTCGTCCCTTTTATTGATTCCTGCCATTTTATTTGCCAGTCTGGTATAAGTCATATAAAGCATTTCTGCATGACTACTGCCCTGTCCCTTTGCATACTCAACAAGTTTCTGAATCGTATCCGTCTCTGCCTTTCTGGTAAGCTTTCCTGCCTTCCGGGTTTCAATCCACATCTGAGTAGATTTCTCACGGATAAAGTTCTCCATCTGATTAAATGCCCGGATATACTGCAATTTCCATTCAAGAGCTTCTTTCCCGGTAAAGCCCATTGCTAAAAGAGAAAAGCCATCACGATTCATATAAAATTTTCTATATGATTGCCCGTTACCAGATTTGTAAGAAGAAATCTTAAACATTATTTTCACAGCTGAATTTTCAGCAATGAGATTATCAATACTCTGCAAAACGTTTTTATGTTCTTTTCCAAACTTCTCAGCTACCTGCAAACTATCACACACAGCTTCATCATTCTTTAAATAAACAAGTTCATTCATCTGCACGCCTTTCTTTAGCTATATCCAAAAATACCATCTTATTCCATCAATTTATTAATTTCTCGCCTGTTCCTCGCCTGTTCGAGCAAATATATCGATGTTAATCGACAGTTCAGGCACTCCCGGTTCTTGCCGCCTTTTTTACCATTCTTCACGGCTTCCTCACGGCTTCATTCTCAACAACACTCCTTAAAATAGTGAAAAAGCTCCTTGAACCGTAGGTTCGGCAGCAGGATTTTTATTAAATGCCAGCATCATCGCTTCTACTGTTTTATCGGCTCATTTAACCTTTTTATCTGCTCTCCCTTACAACTTTACCTCAAGCACTTTGCAATCGTTTCTTGCCCTGTTTTATCCTTGTGTTGCTGTATTTTCAGACCTGTTCTGTTTCAGTCTTTCTCCCATCTGCTGCCGCTGTTCCTCTGTGTACTGCCTTGGCGGAGAAATCCGAAGCCAGGATACTGGAACATGAGCACAAATGCTTCCGTCCTCGTTATCCGCAATGATCCGGCAATCTTCTGGGTGCTTCTCTGCCAGCTTGCGGATTGCAGACTTATACCGGCCCTGTGAGAATGATAAAGTTGCTCTGGTACCGTTGGTCATAAATTCAATTACATTTTCGTTACATCCATCCATAAAAATCTCCTTTTCGTTTTGTTCGATAATAATTATAGTCTTATTTTTCGGGGTTCGCTCAGGCTTCGTTCTAACGCACTTTACTCTTTTAGGGACTCCGAAATCTCCGAATATCTACGCGCGTAATCGTGTCAACAAACTCCTTTGCGTGCGTAATCGCGTCCACGAATCCCCATACTCCCGACATTTTTTGTTTAAAAATCCATCAATTTGTAATCATCTTTAATATCATCAGGTAATCCCTTAAAAAGAAAATTCTGAGGCATTCTTCGCAGTACTCCAACAATTTCAAATCGCTGTTCACTCTCCAACATAGTTTTTATTTCTGGATATTCTTCAACATTCTTTGTATACCATGACTTCTGCTGTGGCGGAGAATACCGTGGATCATCACGCACATACAGGAACAGCCACTCTATACACAGGCTCATTGTAAATTGAACATGCAACCCACATTCGTAATAATATTGAGCTATCATTAATGCATCATGAAGTGTAGTTGTTATCCGCTCTGGTTCCTGATAATTTCCCTCTGGATAATATTTCACGATACATTCATCTTTCATAAAACTCCATGGAGCAATGGACACAAACGGAGCATGATCTGCCTGAACCGCCATTACCATCTGAGCTCTTTGGTATAAAGCATCAAGCCTTTTAATCAACGGACTTCCCATGATTCACCACCACCTTTAAATATGCAAATCCTTTGTCTGTTTCTTCGTCCCATTATGCCCCTGTGATTTCTTTCTGGCATTTTCCCTTTTGCAAGCTCTCAACCACTGATGTAACTCCGGCACGCTTGTAGCCCTTATCGTTACACGCTTATTTCTTCTCGGCATTTAATACTCCTTCCTCTGGCAAACGTGGAATATTAAGAATGATGGTCGTTACAACGCTATGCTTCTGCTGAAATTCAGCCAATTTCTTCTCATTGTAAATACCATCTTCGCCCAATATTGTATAAAGTCTTTCCTTTCCGGGAACAGGCTTTACCATGATCAAGTGAATAGTATCTGCTTTCTTTTGCAATAGCATAGCCCGTTCTTCTGCTTGCTTTAATCTTGCTTGTATATTCATTATGTCCGCCTCCGCTGTGATTTCTGTTCCTGTTCTACTTGTGACATCAATTCTTCCATAGCTTTCAGACGTTCAATCACATCTACATTCTTTGTCCACTGAGAACACTGTGACAATGCTGCATTAGCCGCGTTCACTCTGATCTGTGCCGGCACTTCCGTATCAGTGGCTGTATTGACCAACACTGCTGCGCATTCTCCAAGTTTTCCCTGCAGGTATGCAATTGCTCCTGTTACGGCCTCGTTTCTTGCCTCAGAATACTTACGCTGGAAGCTGTCTGAATGAATCACAGTATAAATTGTAGGTCTGGGAATCTTCGTCTTTTTGGATATCTCACTTATATTTGGACACGTTAAAAATGCCTGTACTAATATGTCCTCACGTGCTTCTGCTGATATACCTTTTGCCATAGTAATCACCCCTAACTAATCAATGATATTTTCCAATATATAAAAACAGACAGTTTTGACAGGTTCTATTCCAATTTTTAGAACGGATATCTATTACATGCCTTTAATGCCTCCCGGAACACAGCCAGCGTTTTCTTCCGGTATGCATAGAAATCTTTACGATCAAGTGGAACAAAGTTCTTTTTATTCATCTTGTCATAGCTCATTCCAATTACGATACAACAATAAAGTTCGTAACAAACGTTCGGATACACTTCTGCTGCGCACTGTAACAACAATATCTTGTCCCTCATTTCAAGCTTTCGACAAAACTCATTAAATTTCTTATCTTCATCTTCTGAAAATCCATAATCTTCATAAGTTGCTTCCCTCGTAAGCATTTTTCTTCCTCCCTGTGTTCTCCCTGCCACACTTTTTAGCATGACAGGGAATTGCTTTATGCCAGTTCAAACGGGTTTCTGCCGCTTGCATTCTGTCTCAACTTTGCTTCTTCAATAATTTCATCGAATACTGTTCTTCGGTTAATCTGAGCGGTAAATCTGACGTTTCCGCCACTCTGCTGTCCGCCAGATTCTTCACGAACAATCTTTCTGAGCAGTGCTTCTGGTGTTTCAATGTTATTGCCCTGCTTCTGGTCACCAAGGACAGCCAGAAATTCACTTCTAGGTGGAATAACTGCACCTTTAGCTAGGTATGGAACTGTATTCACCCTTGGCAAACTCATATTGTAATAGCCCCATCTCCGGTTGCCTGTAGGACCCGTTACATCATAAGAAAAGCTGAATGCTCTTTCGATTCCAGACAGAGAACTATTAATATTTCCTATCGTGCTGTTTACTTTTCCAACAACATTATTCAATGTCCTTGTGATTCCACTGGTTGCATTTGAAATCCCGTTTGCCAGATTGTTTCCCATCCTCGTTCCGATAGACTTCATCTCACGTGCCAGCCCTTCCAGGCTTCTTTCTGTATTCCGAATCATCTCAGAAATTATCTGTGCAATACGTTCACCGGCCCATTTCCATTTATTGGTCATGGTATTGTACTGACCGGAGAAATGACTATCTACCGTCTTCTGCATCTCTCCAAGCTTCAGATTTGCATGCTGCTTCATCTGATCAAGGTTCTTATCCACCTCCGCTGCTGAATTGCCCCAGTTTGTCACTGTCGCTGTACTCACACCGCCGGAGGCGTCCTCTGCCGCTTTCTGGAGTCCTGCCAGATTCGTTTCTGCATCTGTCTTCATCTTTCCGGTAGAAGTCGTTACAGTCTGCTGCGCACCAACAATATTTTTATCTACGCTGGTCTTTGTTACCTGTACTGCATTTGGGAATACCTCTGAAAAAATCCTTGCAGCAGTCTCAGTATTTCCGCCCATATTCTTAACTGCTGCCATGACGTTGTTATATGCATCCTGTGCAGTACCACCAGAATCCACTGTTCTTTCCAGTGCGTTCAATAACTGTCCCTGTTCATCCGTTCCAAGATGCATCTGATTTGTCAAATTTCCAATAACAAGTTTCAGATCATCGTAAGATTTCTGAGCACTCTGGCTTCCAAGATTGATCTGGCTTGCCATGTTGGTTGTATCCCTGCCGAGTGTTTTAATGGATTCTGACAGGATATCAAACATATCATCTGTGACAAGCCCCTTCTGTCTCAATGTCTCGAATGCCTGTGTTGCCTGCTCAGATGTCACACCCATTTCACCCAGCTTATCAATAAGTTTCTGCGTTGCACTGGACTTTTCCTCAGCAGTCATTCCCTCTTTCTCAAGAGACTCTTTCAGATTCCAGATTTCTGTTGCAGAACCGGATATGATATCACCACGCCGCTGTAATGTCTGGATGAAATTATCCATGGTATTTCCAAATGTACCACCGACACCATTACCGCCCTGCATGGTCTCTACCATTTTGGCAATCTCAGAAGTAGCTGCGGCCGCCGCAACACCCACACCGGCAATTAGCCCTGCAGTGCCTACCAGTGGGGTAATAGCTGATGCAAGGGAAGTAAAGCTTCCTGCCGCATCTTTTACTGCATTGCCTAAAAGTGTAGTCAGATTACCGGACAATTCTCCGATGGCTTCGGATCCGATCAGTTTCTTTCCAATTGCCTTTAGTAGTAATTTTACGAGGTCACTAATTCCCGTTATATCTGCCATCTTCACTGCAATAAATGCTTTACCAAGAAAAGCAGCTATCTTACCGGCTGTTCCGCTCGCCTCCATGCCATCAAACAGGCCTCCGAGCGATTTGACAACAGCTTTTATCACCTGCTTCAGGTGTCCAAGCCAGTCAACTTGTGTCAGCATATCTCCGACACCTTTTCCAAAAGCCTCCCAGTCTGTCTTTTCTGCCATATCCACTAGGGATCCGCACAGATTGTCCAGAAAGGCTTCCAACTTACGTCCATTCGCTTTCCAGTCAAATTCCGATACAAAGGTGTTGATACCACCGGCAATGTTATTTACCAGCTCTGACCAGTCAAAACGCTCTGTAAAGCTGTACAATGATGTGAATGCACCATTTAATCCGGTTGCCAGTGTATCTCCGATTTCTGAAAGAGAAAATCTTGATACAGCACCATTCAGGCCATCCGCAACCGCCTGTCCAATTTCCTTATACGGAAGGTTATGGACCATTCCGTTAAAGATATTCCAGGCAATCATAAACCGATTTCCTATGAGCTGTCCAAGATTGTTCCAGTTGACTTCCCGAACAAAGCCGGCGATTCCGGTTGCAAATTTCTTACCAAGGTTTTTCCAGTCAATTCCTGTAATCAAAAGATTCAGCGTATTTATAATCGTGTTGATACCGGCACCAACCGTCCGCCCCATCAAATCCCAGTCGATGTGATTTACCAGACTGTTAAATGTTCTGGTAAATGCATTGCAGAATTTCGTTATCTTAGGACCAACCTTTTTCCAGCTGATAGCATCATAGACTTTTTGAAGTCCTTTATTTATTCCACTGGCAATATAAGCTCCAAGACCTTCCCAGGCTTCCGATTTAATGAGCTTCTTGATTTTATCCGCAATTCCTTTAATACTATTTGCAATCGGGACCGTTTCAAACATCTGTCCCGGTGTAGGTGCTTTGTATCCACCGGAATCATCTGTTCCTGCACTCCCACTGGTTGAAGCTTTATGCACCTCGTCCAACGAAGAAAGATAGTCTTTTGTCTGCTTCGATGCCTTTTTCGCATTCTTCGAGGTCTTATCAAGGCTTGCCGCATAATCTTCCTGCACTCCAACAGCTTTTACAAAAGTATCCTGTCCGGTTAATGCTGCTGCAAACATTCCCACATAAGTAATTGCCCTGGAAATCATATCAATAAATCTTGACATGATCGGAGCTACCGCGGTGAGAACAGGTGCAAAGGCTGTAGCAAATGAGTTTTTCAGCCTCGTCATGCTGGACATTAAAGAGGAGATTGCTGAATTGGTACTGTTAGAATACTGTGCCAGATTTTCAAATCCGGTCTTCACACCATCACTGACAGCACTTATCGCCCGGAATACCCCTGAAAACAGCAACGACATTCCCAGCATTCGGGAAAGACTCATTCTCGACCGATTTGTCTGTTTGTTCAGATTAAACATGTTCTCTACAGCTTTTTTCATCGCTGAGACCATGCTCTTAATCGAGGAACCGGCACTTCTCAATGCTGAACCCATATTCTTTACAACCATACCTACACGGGCAGCAGCCTTTTGAAGATTCTGCATGGCCTGTGCCAGCCGGTTGTTTTTCTGTCGGTATTCCTCAACCTTGTTTTTCAGATTATTGTATGATGAATACAGCCTTCCATTTATACGTTCCAACTTCTGCGACTCCGTATTATACTTCTCGGCTGTACCCTTATACGCATCTGTTGATGTGGGATTCACATAGGCCCTTCCAGTTGCCTGCATCTCTTTCTGTTTCCGCTGTAACCGGTCAATATCTGCCCAGATACCGTCCATCTGTTTGTCAAGTTCCTTAAGCGGTGCAGAGTCTATCGAAAAGCCCATGTCCAGCCATTCACGCTGTTTCGCTTCTATCTTTTCAAACTCATCTTCCAGAGTTTTCATATCGTCTTTGAGCTTTTTATATTCTTCTGTCTCGATCTTGACCTTGCTCAGTTCTTCCAGCTTCGATTTCAACTCTGACACTTTACGTTCCTGTTTCTCATAATTCTGATACAGGTCCGTTATCGCTGTTATCTGCCTCTGGAAAGAACTTTTTGCTGAATCGCCCATCTTCGATACCTGTGCGGATATTCTGGTCATTCCAGCCTTTACAGCATTCATTCCTTTCGACACACCGCCGGTATCTATTCTGGTATCAATGATAATTGAACCATCTGCCATGTTATATCTGCCTCCAAACTATTTGAGGTTCGGGCACTGAATCCTGTTTCCAATGCCGTTATATACTCAGGACCATCCCGTTACCAGGACAGCCCTGTTATGTAGCTACGCTTCGGCTACTTCTTTCTTTGCGTATTTGTCAGTATACTTTTTTATCCTTTTCTGCTGTGCCTTTTCCCTTGCATCCAGCTCTTTTTCGATGATTCCACCAATTACAGTGATAATCTGTTCTGCGAACATTTCCCCGCTGTCGAGAATGGTAAACGGACTGGTAATCTTGAAGAAACTCTCTGATACAGGAGCACCAAACAACAGATCAATCTTTTCACCAGCTTCTTTTTCCAGATCCGGTAGAATTTCCTCGAAGTCTTTGTCCTTGATTTTGTCATTGATTCCTGTAAAGAAAGTTGCTGCCTCTTTATACCTCTTTAAAATACCTGCATCTGAAGGAATAAATCTGAACACACCCAGATCATTTCCGTCCTGGTCTGCAATCTGGTATGTCTTCGCACCAGTCTGAACTATTACCTTTTCCATTAATCTTCCTCCTCGCTTTCCTGTTCTTCTGCTTTCAGCTGTTCTTCCAGTTCATTAAGCTCCCTAATCCCATCCATGCATTCTGTGACCTTATCTGCTGTAGCTCTCATTGAATTGCGTACCTCATCACTTTGAACGAAATCCGCATAAAGCTCTCCGATATGTCCAGCCGCATTAGCCAGAGAACTAAATACCCCCTTCTGCAACCTCATTCTTTCCGTGTATAAACGTCTCTGATCTGAAATCTTTTTCTTTCTTCCCATGTCACTTACCTCCATTCTGTCTGTCATAAATAGCCGCCAGCTCACATACAATCACAAATAACAAAAGTGCAATAACTACCACCAATATCACCTCCGCAACAATGAAATATTACCTGTTACATATATTTTACCATCAAACCTGACCACAGTTGTGGTACATGTTTGCCCCATCTTGCACCGTTCAGTCTGGCATGATATGATGAATCACAAGGGTGACCGCCCTCATTACTCTTTCATACTGGCAGCAGGATTACTTCTTTTGGATTTTGTTTCTAAATTCCTGACAACAGCACAAAGAAGGTCCTCACACAGCCGAGAATGATGATGATTCTTCCGTAACACTTCTAATTCTTTCATCATTCCCTGCCAGTATGCATCGTCTTCAGGTCTGCTCGGAGGATACAGCTTTTTGTATAACCTCCAGCAACCCGTGAAGATGTCATATATCTGCTTTAATTCTTCTTTACCATCCATTAGCTACTCCTCCGGCATGATATACGCTTTTTCTCCTGCTGCATACTTTTGAAACATATCATTCAACACTTCTTTCGCGCGTTCTGGACTTGCATATTCTGCAATACCAAAATCACCCTCACAAATACGGTTCTTACTTACATAACTGATATACGTCATTTTAAAATTTAAAACTCTTGTTTTATCCTGTGTCATTATTTTCATAATTATTGTCCTTTCCGGCGGTAAGCCGCCTATAAAATCCATTACAAAATCCAACTACAGACTACAACTACAATCGTTCCAAAGAGTTTAAAGTTTTCTTTATATACCCTTATATCCCTCTATTATTATCTTTTATATATTTCTTTTTATAGAATGTAGTATTTGTAGAATATGTAGAAACACTTGTAAATACTGAGTTTAAGCGAACTACATTCATTCTACAAACTTCACTACAATTCATAAAAACAACCGCAAAATTACTTAATCAAACGGAAGCTCCATTTGTTCTTGCTCTGAAACAACAACAAACTCAGAATTTTCAGATTCCTCTTCTGTAGTTTTCATTGCTATTTTTCTGAAGCCTCGTTGTTGTCCATATCCATCAAATTTACGTGGTGTTTTAAGCCTTTCCCATCCCGGTACTTTAGCAACAATGTTATTTATTTCTGATGCCTGCCAGTTTTTAGGCGGTATAGTTTCCTTTAATGCTTCAAACCATATTTCTCTTGCACACACCTGAGTTTTCCCTTCCAAGTAGTCCATAATAATTCCACGCTTGCCATCATCTGCCATATTTGCCTCTTGAAGCTCTTTAGCCTGCTGCATACATTTTTCCGAAAGTATCAACTCTGGATCTTCGTTTTTCCAAATATGCACTGCTTCCGCCCATGCCTGTTTTATATCGTCCATGACTTCTGGTGCAAAAAGGCTCTTAGATGGTTTTATAACGCCTGTATGAATAATAAGAAAACGCCTGTTTCCTGTCTCATCCTGCAAGAAATCATCTTTATTAGTGGTTCCAGCAAATACACACTGTCTATAAAACGTGTCTGCTCGCCTTTCATAAGGAATCCTATATTTGTCCTGTGTGGCTGTCAGGAATCGCTTTACGCTCTCCACACCGCCCGCCGTCCTTGCCAAAGATTTAAGTTCTGCAAGCTCAATGATCCATGATCCGGTAAGCGACTGGACCGCTTTGTCTGAATCCAAGCTGTCCAATGAATCATTGAACCATGAATCGTCCAAAGCCATCAATTTCAGAAACGTACTCTTGCCAATGCCCTGTGACCCCTGTAAAATAATTGTATAATCAAATTTACTTCCGGGTTTATACACTCTTGAAACAGCTCCTAACATCCATAAGCACATTACCTGGTATGTATAATCAGAATCCTCTGCTCCAAGATATTCCGGTAGCAGGCTTCTTATATGCTCTTTTCCATCCCATGTAAGGGAATCCAGTAATTCTCTTACTGGGTGGAATTTATTCCGCATAGAAACATTTTTCAATGCATCTGCAAAGTCCTGTCGGCTTTTAAGCCCATAATCAGCCTGTATCAGTGAAAATAGGGCTGAATCATCATGACTGCTCCATGCTCTGCAATTATTCTCATTTTCCCATGGTACATTACCATATAAGTAAGGTTGTTGTGCAAACTCATTAAGGCGGATTTTTCCGGCAAAACGACTGTCTTTATCCATAACGATTTCAAAATTATGTACAAGCTGTTTTACGCTTTTTACATTTCCATCTTCATCATAGTTGCAGTCGAGGAATTTAAAGACTAATGCCGGACCTCCAGCTACTTCGTCCTTGCTTTTTTGTGTTACGGCCCGTTTTTTGCCTACATCTTGCTTCTGATCTTGCTGAACATCTGTACAAACCTTCTCTGTATCGTCAACATTCCTTATTAGATTTTCAAATTCTTCAACAGTATGTCCTGCTTCAAAATAATCAGTAATGTCTGCTTTAGGCACCTCTGGCATTGGAATAATTATCTTGATACTCTTAGCAGTACCTTTTAAGTCTCTTACAACAGTAGACGCTAATTTCTTTCCCGGATCATCATTATCTGCCAAAACTATCACATCTGCATCTTTACAAAGTTCAGATACATTTTTATTCCAGTCATTAGCACCACCACATGAAAAAGCAGTATATCCTTTTTTTACTAAGGTATTAACATCTTTCTCACCTTCTGGAATAAATACTGATTCTTTTCTCTCAATAGCCCTTTTTATACTGGATATGCTTCCGTATACTGCATTAAACGTTTTCTTATTTTTCCCATTTAGGCCATAAGCAAAACGTTCATTACTCAAGATTCCAAAAAGCATTTTCTTGCCTTCTAATCGTACTTTCGTATAAGCATAATCACCATTAATGGAAGCATAATTGTACACAGCCTCGATTTTTCTTTTTTCACGATTCTCTATGTACGCTCGCCATCTTTCCTTTGCCAATCCATCTCCGTAAAATAAATCTGACATTTTTAATCCTGCTGCATCAACAACTTTCTCAGCACTACATCCAGCATGACACATAATCAATGCTCGATCATTACCATCCGTAAGTGTTAAACTAGCCTTTGTATCTACATGTGCCGGACAAATGCATTGCGCCTTGCCTGTCCCGCGTTTCATAACTTGAAAGTGTGATAAAATCCTTTCAAAAGTCAATTCTTATCACCTTCCAACTCTTCCAAAAGTTCTCTTGCACTCTCCAAAACCCGTAAAGTATTCTCTCCTCGATTCTCAAGCGTGCGAATAAACTTCCGAATTTCCATTGTGTCTCCTGCTGCTGGAAGATAATAGCCTCCAGGCGGCGTGGTGTTTGATAATATGACTTTGCCAGCCTTACGTTCTGCTTCGATCTGTTTTTGAAGCATTCGGACACTGGAAAAGTGACATTTCACAGTAAGGTACTCTGGTGTCAGTGCGTTTTCTTTCCCCGGCAGCAGGTTTTCATATACTCCCATAGAATCACCGCATTACTCAGAGATTTCGTCCAGATATTTTCTGATTTTTGCTACATTCCATAAAACGCGTCTTCCTACATAAATCTTTGCTCCTGCTGCCACTCCAATTTCTGTTGCAGTTTTAATACCTGCGTGCGTTAATGCCTGAAGCCCTGCGGTATCGACTGTTAAATCATTAAATGATACATTGTGTTCGTTTGTTTTTATCATGCTTTCACCTCGTATTCACTTCGTCTTATTAACTGTTTGCTATTTACAAGTCTAATTGTATCTGATATGATATAGGTAAACAATTACCTATTTACTACTCATTGTTGGAGGAATATTGAATGAAAATAAGTAATAATATACCTATAATTGAGCATGAAGATGTAATAAACACATTTACTAAAAATCTGAAAAAGAAACGTAAAGAAAAAGGATATACACAAAGACAATTGGCAGATATACTTGATGTAACTCTTAAAACATACAGATCTTGGGAAAAAAACACCTTACCCAAAACATTAGAACTAATTAACTTATCAACAATTCTCGACTGTGATGTAGACTTTTTATTGGGTAGACTACAATCTGATACTCATTTTCAGGCATATATAGATAAAACTTATGCGCTCTCTCCTGATGCTTTTCAAAAATTAAGCATATTAAATATGTATCAAATTAGAAAAGAAAATTCCACATATAGAGAGATTGCCACTGACTGGAATATAATATTGGATTACCTTATAACAACTGAAAACGGTAATTTACTATTAGATCAAATCAGACAATATGCAACCTCTTGTAATACTAATATTTCAAATAGTTATTGTTATCATGCACTCCTTACTGGTAAAGAAAAACATGGGCGTAATACAATCAAAGATTTAAATTCTTTATCTGCGATTCTTAAATCTCTTGATGAATTGCAAATATATATGTCTAATCTCAATGTAGAAAAATATCGAGCTAAATTTTACGATTTAAAAGCAACATTCCTTGAAACAGAGAATATTTCAAACAAAAAAGCACCCAATACCTCTCCTGATTCCCCTTAAGTAGATCCGGTTGTTTCCCTCGTCTACTTAAGAGGCATCAAGCCATAGGCATTGAGTGCTTTTAACATGTATGGCCTAATTTTTAAATACATCCTCTACTATTTCGTCCATTTCTTTTTCTGTTGGTAAGGCATCAGCCTTGCTCGCAACTGAATTGTACGGAATTTCCATATCCTCTTTATAGCGTTTTTTAACTATACCATTCAAAATAATCTCACCTAACACTATTAGTAAAAAACTTCCTATAATCACTAATATTGATATAATACATTTATTTGTTTTTCCTGCTTCCCCGTATATTCCGACTATATAACCTGCGCCAATATAGAAAAATGCGCATCTGTTCATAAATATTTCTCGCACAACTTCTTGTACTCTCTCTTTTTCCAAAACAATATTATCTTTGTTATCTCTTTCCACCAAATTACTACCCGGAAAATATCTATCAATTATTTGATTGTGAGTATTTCTACAATAATTAATAATCAAAATAACTGCGCCTGCAAGTTGCAAAGATATCGCAATAATGTATATAACTGTAACTTTTTCCATTCCTATTTCTCCTCCCGTTTTTCTTTTATCATATCTTCAATTATGTAACAGTACAACAATTACAATTCGACATTTTTCGACAAATCAAAACCGCACCTTCACACAAATAAGATTATTGGAGTGCAAAATTAGTATTGCTATTGTACGGACATTTGCATATAATAAAGATAGATGGAAACACTACTCACGAAAGGAGATGTTTTATATGGCTACAAAATCAGCAAATTTATATGCAAGGATTGAACCGGATGTCAAAGAAAAAGCAGAAAGTATCCTGTCTACACTTGGTATCCCTGCTTCCAGTGCTATCAATATGTTTTATAAACAGATTATCTTACAGAGAGGACTTCCGTTTGAAGTAAAAATACCATCTGCCAGACCTGTTGACATCAACACATTATTAGAAGCAGAGTTCAATGAAGAATTGGAGAAGGGCTATGCGGATATGCAGGCTGGACGGACAAAAAATGCTAAGAAAGCCTTTGCTGACATTCGCAAGGATTATGGCTTATGATATATGAAGTAGAAGTATCCGAACAGGCTGACTGTGATTTAAGAGGAATTTTTGAATATATTGCTTTTGAATTACAATCGCCGGAAAATGCAAGCGGACAGCTTGACCGTCTGGAAGAACAGATGTTAAGTCTGGATACGATGCCGGAACGTTATCGAAAATATGAAAAAGAACCGTGGAAAAGTCGTGGACTTCGTATATTGCCAGTAGACAATTATGTAGTATTTTATATTCCAGATAACGCTAGAAAGGTTGTAACAATACTTAGAGTAATGTATGCCGGACGTGACATAGACAATCAGTTAAATCTCCACACAAAGCAATAAAGGATATGATTTAAAGCAGTCTTTCATTTATGATCGGCTGCTTTTTTCATACTCAAAATTAAAAAGAAAACATCATATCTTTTCTACTGCTTTCTTAGCCAGTAAATTTATGTTTTTCCCGGCATTTGTCACAACAATGTCACAAAACCCTCATTCCCCACTCACTGCCTATTCCCGCAAGCCCTGTAAATACAATACTGAGAGAAAATCATACCCGGATTTTATGAAATTTTTATGAACAAAATTTCACATTTTTCTTTTCATTCCTGCCTAAATCATGTAGAATAGAAACTGGTAAACTAAGCCAATTCAGCAACGAGGAGTAATTATGAATCAAAAAGCACTTAATGCATTGGAATATCCAAAAATCATAGAAAAACTTACAGACAAGGCTTCTTCCTATATGGGTAAGCAGCTCTGTAAAAATCTGGAACCCTCCACCGATCTTGAAGAGATCCGTCTGATGCAGCTTCAGACGAAGGATGCCCTGACAAGACTTTTTCAGAAAGGCTCTGTTTCTTTCGGAAATGTCAAAGACGTACGTGGGTCCCTGAAACGTCTGGAAATCGGAAGTTCTCTCGGTATTCAGGAAATTCTTGCTATCTGCGCTCTTCTGGAAAATACTTCCAGAGTCAAAGCATATTCACGTAAAGAGCGAAACGATCTTCCGGTCGATTCTCTGGATGGTATGTTTGATGTACTTTCTCCACTGACACCACTCTCTGCCGAAATTCGCAGATGTATTATTTCTGAGGATGAGTTCAGTGATGATGCAAGCCCGGCACTTCGCCAGATCCGCCGCAATATGAAAATCACAAATGACCGAATCCACACACAGCTCGCTTCACTGGTAAACGGCGGTGCCCGTACTTATCTGCAGGATTCTGTCATCACCATGCGAAACGGCAGATACTGTATTCCGGTCAAAGCCGAATACAAAGGTCAGGTTCCCGGAATGATCCACGACCAGTCCTCCACCGGTTCTACACTTTTCATCGAACCGATGTCTGTTGTTAAATTAAATAACGACATTCGCGAACTGGAGTTACAGGAGCAAAAAGAAATCGAAGTGATCCTTGCAGATCTCAGCCAGCAGATTGCACTGGAACAGGAAACTATTTCACTGAATCTTAAGATCATGGTACAGCTTGATTTCATTTTTGCAAGAGCTGCACTTGCCATGGATATGAATGCCAGCGAACCGATTTTTAACGATGAAGGACGCATCAATCTCAAAAAGGCCCGCCATCCACTCATCAACAAAAAGAAAGTGGTCCCAATCGACATCCGGCTCGGTGACACATTTGATCTTCTTGTCATCACAGGTCCGAATACCGGTGGTAAAACCGTATCCCTCAAGACAGTCGGCCTTCTGACTCTTATGGGACAGTCCGGGCTTCATATTCCGACACTTGACCGCAGCGAACTTGCACTTTTTCATGAAGTTTATGCAGACATTGGTGATGAACAGAGTATTGAACAGTCCTTAAGTACTTTTTCCTCACATATGACCAATATTGTTTCTTTTCTGGATAAAGCAGACCGTCATTCTCTCGTACTTTTTGATGAGCTCTGTTCCGGAACGGACCCGACAGAAGGCGCAGCACTTGCCATCTCCATTCTCTCTTATCTTCACGAGCGTGGAATCCGGACCATGGCAACTACTCACTACAGTGAACTGAAGATATTTGCCCTCTCCGCGTCAGGTGTCGAAAATGCCTGCTGTGAATTTGATGTAGAAACCTTAAGCCCGACCTATCGTCTCCTGATCGGTATTCCGGGTAAAAGTAATGCCTTTGCAATTTCCTCCAAACTCGGCATTCCTCAGTCCATCATTGAAAAAGCAAAAGAACAGATCAATGAACAGGACGAGTCTTTCGAAGACGTCCTGACTTCTCTCGAAGAAAGCCGTGTCACAATTGAAAACGAACGCACGGAAATTGCACAGTACAAACAGGAAATCGAAACACTAAAAAAACAGTTAGAAAGCAAACAGGAAAAGCTGGATGTTCAGAAAGACCGCATCATCCGTCAGGCAAACGAAGAAGCCCACAAAGTTCTGCAGGAAGCAAAAGATTATGCAGATCAGACCATGAAGCTTTTCCATAAATTCCATAATGATTATGTAGATACGGCGGCCGTGGAACGGGAACGTCAGAAACTTCGTCAGAAACTCAATAAAACAGAACAAAAGATGTCTCAGCCAGCTGCCAAAAAGAAGCCAAAGAAAGAGCTCACCGCAAAAGATGTCCGTCCGGGTGATACTGTACGTGTCCTCAGTATGAATCTCAAAGGTACGATCAGTACGCGCCCTGATTCCAAAGGATATCTGTTTGTACAGATGGGAATCATCCGTTCCAAAGTTCATATTTCTGATCTGGAACTGATTGATGAACCGGTGATCACTACACCTTCTCTTTCCCGGACCGGAGCCGGAAAGATCCGCATGTCAAAATCTGCAAGCGTCTCCACCGAGATCAACCTTCTCGGCAAAACCGTTGACGAGGCGATTGCAGAGCTGGACAAGTATCTGGATGATGCATATATCGCACATCTGAAAACAGTACGAATCGTTCACGGTAAGGGAACCGGCGCACTTAGAAAAGGTGTACACAATTACCTGAAACGCCAGAAGCATGTCGCATCCTACCGTCTCGGTGAATTTGGCGAGGGCGATGCCGGTGTTACAATCGTAGAATTCAAGAAATAACAGAAAGGCGAATACCATGGTAACAAAACAGAAAATCTTAATCGTAGATGACGACAACAACATTGCTGAACTGATTTCTTTATATCTTACAAAAGAATGTTTTGAAACCAGAATCGTAAATGACGGAGAACAGGCACTGAAAGAATTCAATACTTTTCATCCTGACCTGATTCTGCTCGATCTGATGCTTCCGGGAATCGACGGTTATCAGGTCTGTCGCGAAATCCGTCACAATTCCGACGTTCCGATCATTATGCTTTCTGCCAAAGGAGAAACTTTTGACAAAGTTCTCGGTCTGGAACTTGGTGCCGACGACTATATTATCAAACCTTTTGACACAAAGGAACTGGTTGCCCGTGTACGCGCCGTTCTCCGTCGTTTCAAGGTTCGTCAGCCAGCCGGTAACCCTGATGAAAAATGTGTAAGTTTCCCGGATCTGACAATCAATCTTACCAACTATTCTGTCACCTATATGGGCAGACAGGTGGATATGCCGCCAAAAGAACTGGAACTGCTCTATTTTCTGGCAGCCTCTCCAAATCAGGTATTTACCAGAGAGCAGCTTCTTGACCATATCTGGGGATATGAATATATTGGCGATACCCGAACCGTAGACGTACACATCAAACGTCTGCGTGAAAAAATCAAAGATCATCCGCAGTGGAGCCTTTCCACCGTCTGGGGCATCGGTTATAAATTTGAGGTCAAAAACAAATGAAAAAGAAACTGATCTCGGTGTTTTTTGGCATATATATCCTGCTTGGTGTACTCGGATTTTTTGTGGTAACATACGTGGGCTCCCATCTTCTGGAAAACCAGCTGGAAAAATCCATCAGTTCCGATATGTATCAGACTGCGCACCGGATTGCCAAAAGTGATCTGGTCAGCCACAGCATTACCTCTTCTGATATGGAAGAAATCCAGAACAATCTGTCTCTTGCCACAGGTAATGATACGATCATCTGGATCATTAACAGCAACGGTCAGCTCATCCTGAGTACACGCAAGGATATTTCTCCTGATCATCCGATTGATCTGGATGGTTTTAATCCTGCTTCCTGGGGAAGCAACTATTACCAGATTGGGAACTTCTATGGTTATTTCCCGGAAGCTCGTTTAAGCACGATTGCTCCGATCATTGAAGATATGAATATCAAAGGGTATGTTGCTGTTCATTATCTGATGAGTGACCTCTACCAGAGCCGCAGCGGTCTTTTGTGGATCATCCAGCTTCTGTATATCATCACTTATCTGGTTGCAGCAGCGCTCTTTCTGTGGTACAGCCGGTATATCCGCCGTCCACTGAGGGAAATCACAAAAGGTGCTTCAGAATTTGCAAACGGAAATCTTTCTTATCAGATCCCCCTTGATTCCGAAAATGAAATGGGCTATCTGGCAAAAAACCTGAACTACATGGCTGATAAACTGAATCGCAGCGGAGAATACCAGAGACAGTTTATTTCCAATATTTCCCACGATTTCCGTTCTCCGCTTACCTCTATCAAAGGATATATAGAGGCAATGATCGACGGTACGATTCCTGTGGAAATGCAGGAAAAGTACTTAAAGATCATCTCCTACGAAACAGAGCGTCTGGAAAAGCTTACCCGCGGGCTTCTGACTCTCAACGAACTCGATATTCAAAAACGTATGCTGAACATTCAGCCTTTTGATATCAACGGTGTAATCAAAGCAACCGCAGCCTCCTTTGAGGGTTCCTGCACCAGCCGTAATATTCTTCTGGAGCTGATTCTGTCCGGCAAGGAACTGCTGGCACAGGCCGACATGGAACAGATCCAGCAGGTTTTGTATAATCTTCTCAGTAATGCAATCAAATTCAGTCCGGATAACTCAACGATTACGATTGAAACCACCGAAAAGAATGGCAAAATCTTTGTTTCTGTCAAAGATCACGGAATCGGAATCCCCAAAGCAAGCATTCATAAAATATGGGAACGTTTTTACAAAATCGACCGATCCCGTGGCAAAGACCAGAAAGGCACCGGTCTCGGTCTGGCAATTGTCAAAGAAATCATCAACGCACATGGTCAGCACATCAATGTTATCAGTACTGAAGGTATCGGCACCGAATTTATTTTTACATTAGAAAAGGCAAAGTAGTGCCACATGCCCAGTTTATGCGGGTTTCCAGTTTTTATTTGTGACCAACGTGTGACTAACCAGAATATTCTAATGCTTTCAAAGATGATACAATATTCTCCGGCAGATGGGTACCTGCCGGAGTTTCTTCTTATATTACTGTTTCTTCAGATATCTCTTTGCAGCAAATCCATAGTACTTACCGGCAATCCGGATATAGTTCCATTCTGACTTGTCTGCTGCCTTGATGGTATCGCATACATCTATCAGATTTCCTTTCTTCAGGAGTGGCCACTTTTTAATCTTCGGCTTCTCTGCACCAGCCCAGGAACGCACATTGAGTTCTGTTGCTGTAACTTTCGCTACATACTTCGGTGTCTTGTTCAGCTTAATTGCTGTCGCTGTTGATGTCTGATCTGCGGTTGCACCGTAATCGATCCAGACATATCCGTCAATCGCGGAATCTGTGAGCTTATATTTTTTGTTCCGGCACGCGCCGCCATTGGCAACAACGCCTGGTGCACTGGAAGTGTTACCTTCGTTTGTATACACGTACTTTGTATCGTATGTACGCACGGATCCAATGTGAGCGCCATTCCGGAAGATGATCAGTGCCCCTTTCTTTGGAGTCTTCTTCCATGTGCCGTTTGCTTTTGCATGTCGTGTGACGCTCTGGCAGTTGTAGAAACCGCCGCCCATGATTTCCAGCGCCTTACTCAGTCCGAATACTTTTACCAGTTTCCAGAACTGATATATCGCACACCATGGCTGTCCCTGGCATCCTGGCTGTCCCCAGCTGTTGACATCTCGTGCAAACTTTGTGTAGTTGTTATATCCTGCATTACGCTGGAAGTCGTCCAGATATGCGAGTGTACCTTTTTCCAGATATGGCTTACCGGTTCCTTCTCCGGCATAGAAATCACCAAGATCGTTGAATTCCTGCAGTTTTGTTTTTGTTGACACTGCTGTTACCTCCTTCTGTGGTTCTGTATAATCCTTGTAAAATACATCTCTGTCTACGTTACCGGAGATTCCCGGAATTTTCGCTTTTGAGCTGTACTGCCATCCAATACCAATATCCGGCCGGAGCCTTTCCTGCAGGGTTCCGCTGTCATTGGCTGGATAGCGGGCAATCCAGAACTCATATTTTCTGAGGTGACTGCAGATCACGTTCATGTACCAGTCAAGGTTGCAGTAGATTGCAAACTTGTACCCTGCTGCCTCGATGATCTTCCGGAAGGCATCCGCCATCTTGTGGATACTCTCTGCTCCGAGTGTTCGCTGGTTGTGATATTCCAGATCAAGGAATACCGGGAACTGGATTTTCCGGCCGTTAAGTGTTGAGACTACCTTTCGGGCTTCGCTCTGGATCTCAGCGATGGTCATTGCGTACGAATACTTATATACTCCGACTGGGATCTTGTGCTTATTGCATGCTGCGAAGTTAGTTTCGAAGTATGGATCCACAACGTTCCCGAGTTCGGTGATGCGCAGAAATACGAAATCCATGCCGTAAGCGGCGACCGTGTCCCAGTTAATCTTGCCCTGATGCGCAGAGACATCAATACCTTTTATTTCCATCTATCATCCCTCCTATGTAGTAAGTGAGGGACGATCACTCGTCCCTCGAAGCATATTTTGTACGGTCCCAGATATCCTTCACTTTCTCCCAGCCGCCGGTGGATACCAGATAAACAATAAATGCGGCCAGAAATGAAGCAAAGACATAGTACCAGGTGATCACAATCTTATAATATATACACATGACCACGACCGCCACAGGGCACAAGATCAGTGACGTGACCAGTGCTACAATACTGGTTGGAATCTTGTTGAGTTTCGGAAGCTCTTTGATTGTCTGTACAACGATCGACACCATGAAGGCAAGCACTCCGAGTGCTGCAAGTCCATAAGTTACATACTGCATCATTACATTCATATCCATGTTCATTCTCCTTTGCGCTTGATATGTAATTCTTCAATTTCCTGTTTCATTTTTGTCACCATCCCATTCCCACCCAAAGCATGATAAGCATCATACATTTCGCAAAAATTCTGATACGCATACGATGGGATATCTCCCAGCTGCATATATTTCGCATGATACTCAATCAGCTGTGTGCGGAGCAGGAGCATTGTTCCCTTGCTGTTGGCATCACGGTCCTTTTTCTGGTTCTTCAAGAGCCAGACGATATACCCCAGAAGGATAGGTAATGCAATGGTATAAGTCTGTATTAATAATTCATTCACTCTTTCACACTTTCTCCGGTTGCGCCGGCGCAAATTCCAATAAAATAAGAGCCTTGCGGCTCTGCTCTGATTTTCATATGTTTTCCCTCTTAGTACTCTTCTCCGGTGATCTGCTTATACTGTTCCGGTGTGATTACACCTTTCGTACAAAACTGTCTGATCTGTTTTGCCGTGTAAAGTCGCAAATTGAAAAATCTCTTAATTTTCTCAAACATCATGCTTCCTCACTTTCTGTAAGTAATGTGTCAGTCATCAGTGCCGTATACATAACCTGTGCCTCGATACGATCTTGCTGAGTTGGTTGCTCTTCTGGGAGTTCTGTCTGAATCTTCTCCAGTTCAGCAATCTCTTCGGGTGTCATATCTCTGTAGACCATTCCCATCACTGGTACTTCACGGGTACGGGTTTCTTCATGTTCTTCAGAGATGAGATTGCCCTCTTCATCGTATTCGGCTGGAATGGTTACTGTGTAGGATTCTGTACGTGTTCCTGTTTGTTTGTATTCTGCTATTTTCAATTTCGTTCTCCTCTCACTCCATACAGCATAAATTTACATCCGGGATATATCAACATTGATGTACCTCCTATAGAGGTTATAGATTGTATGTTAATATTGTCAGAAATAATAACCCCTATATTATCGGTTGCAACCCCGTAATATGTATCAGCCCATCCACTGTTAACGGATCGTTCGCGTTTTTCAATCCTCTGTGGGCCAGATATGTCGATTTCGTAGATCATTCCTGTTCTATTATTTTTTGATAGCTTATTCCATGCTGATGTATAATACAATGGTGCGTTTGGTCCTGTACTCACGCCGTTTATTGACATAAAGCTATAATTCGGAATTGTTGACTCTCCGGTGTATTTTGGAAACAATGCACAAAGTCTTGCTTTTATAAGCCGAAATGATTTCCCATTAATATCAGTATCAATGGTTAGTGCATTTGCTTCTTCGGCATCTTCCGGCATTGTAATTTCAGCAATAAGTTCCCAATCATTCATCCCCATCCTCTCCCTAGCCGCTACCTGTTCATCTGCTGTCCATGCTGCACCTTTTCCGTCACACATGGCGGCTTTAACAGCGTAGTCGAGATTTGCAGGAACAATAGGGCAATATGCAGTATTTCTTCTATCGATAGATGTTTCCTCGGCAGAGTATATTCTAATAAGTCCTATCTTTTCATTTGCACGATGAATACCCCCTTGAACAGCATAGGCATCTATAGATACCAATCCAGGTTTACGTGCAGGAGCTATCGGTATCTCCGCAACTCCATCCTGAACGATACTCTCTCCATTAATCCGCACATCCAAGTTACTTCCACCGTCAGCCCACTCGCAGACGAATGTGCCGTCTTCGTTGACTGATTTAATTTTGAGGATTTTACCGGGTTCGGGAGTTGGGGGGGCGGTTAATTTGGTGTTGAGATCCTGTTTGATGTTTTTCAGTTCCTCAACTGCGCTTCCGGATTCTCCGAAGCCGTCAAGGATCTCCTTTCCTTTTTCGGTGAGTTGATTTTTGAGTTTTTCGGTGTGATCGTTGAGGTCTGCCTTGATCTGGGTTTCCAGCTTGCCAAGCAAGGTCTGCTGTTGCTCCGGAGTGACCTGTGTTTCTGCCTCGAATCCTATATAGACTCGGCCTACTGCAGACCGGGTGTTGAATTTGTGGAGTATGTTGTCTCCCTCTGTCTGATACAGGGTGAGGGAGAATCTTACATGTCCGGTGTATGCCGTAATATCCGGTGTGATTGGCCAGATGAAGTAACAGTTGGATTCATCGGATTCCATGGTAGATTCATAGTAGTTTGTGTCACCGTTTGGATTGACATAATTAATGCGTGGTGTTAATTTTTTCAATTCCAGTTCCCTGTATGTAAGTGGAAGCTGGAATTGTACTGCATTAACTTCCACATCTCCGTTAATACCCAGAACCAGTTTTTCTGATGGTAAAATCAGTTCTCTCAGTTCTGGATCAACTGTAATTGTTGGTATGTTAGTGTTCATGTTTCTTTCCTCTAAAATTCAGCAAATTGTAAAACAAGAAATGCTGCATCGGTGCTGTGCGTGTTTGCGGTGGGGTTGATAAAACCTACCTTCAGGCTGCCGGCAATAGCTGAGCAGCTTGAAGGTGCAAGCCATCCGCTCGCAAGGCATACCGGAACAAATACGGTTGCCCCATCAACAGCGTTAAATGCTGTGGTTATATTTCCTGTGTACGCTCCACTCGCGGTAGATGGAACTTTGAATTTAACTGTTGTGGCTGCCAATAATTTCATTCCAGAAGATACACCGAAAAGCTCTTTTGCCTGCGCCACGGTTGTTTTTTTCACAGCATTTTCTGTGGCTCCTAAAAAATAATCTGCATCTGCCGGTGCTGTATTTTCCGGAAGATCTGTTACCGTCTTACCGGTCACAGTACCATCTGCAGTATCTGCCATGAGTGACTGCTGCACTGCTTTTTCAATCTCTGCCACATGTTTCTCATCGAGTAGGTTCTTGCAGTCCTCTGCGGCCTTGGACGCGGTCTCAGCTGCCTTGGATGCAGTGCTAGCTGCAGCGTTCGCACTTGATGCCGCTGTATTTGCACTGGAAACTGCCTTGTCTGCATTCGTCTTTGCATTCTGCGCTGCTTTTGTGGCATCCTCACAGGCTTTCAGGGCTGTACCGACTTTTTCGTCAATGTGATTGTCGATGGCTTCTCTTCCGGCCTCGTCGATCTGATCTACCATGTCTTCATAGGTTGCCATGCGCTTGGTGTCACCTGGGGAAAAGCACTGGTAGATTGCTTTCCCGTCCGATGCATGGGGATCTCCTTCTGTCACTACTGCAAGCTCACCGGTGCGGAGCTTCTGCGGGTCAAATTTGCTATATGGCCCGTGTCTCATTGTTATTGCCATGTTAATTACCTCTCATTTCTTTAACTGCCTGTTTCAAGGATTCGATTTCTTTTTTCTGCTGTTTCAACATTGCGAACATTGCCGGGATCATCATACGATAATTCCAGTCTTCTACTTGACCGTTCATGTGTGTGACCGCCTGTGGAAAATGTTCTTCTACATCCTCAGCGACAAACATAGGCAGATAGCGTCCCTCGTTTTCGTCTCCTTCAGCAAGATAACCGTCTTTGTATTTCGCCCAGATCGGTTCGATTTTGTACCATTCTTCGATTTCGGATGAGATTATGGAATTTCCAATATCTTTGTAGCGTTTAGACGAAGATGCGGCTCTGGTGACCGTTCCATCTGTCATAAGCAGCAAATCATAAGCATTTGTATTTTGTTTGACATTTAAAAGTGTTGTGGCTTTTGACGTTAGTGTATCAAGTGTTAAATCGCCTTTATCACATACAAGTTTATTATTTATTCTCGTTTGATAATAATTGCACCACAGTGGAGAACGCGGGTATTTTTTCGAATCTACACCATCATTAAGTGCAAACGCAATTTCTCTATCCGCCATTATATTTACTCGATATTTTTCGTCAGTTTCGTCCCACCACATTCCAACTTCTCTATAAGAAAGAATCGGTACTTCAGAGTCCGTATCCCAGTAACTTAGTCTATATCCATCTACATTAGGATTTACAAATTTTAGGCTTGTATCATTCAGATCCCATCCTAAAAGGAGCCCTCTTTCTTCAATCATTCCCGCTAATCTGTTGTTCTTATCAAAGACCTTTAGTACACCATTCTCGTTACCCACACCACCCAGGCTTAATGTTCCACCATAAGCCCAGTCCCAATGGATGCCGATCACGGATAGGATGTTGAGGGCTGCATTGCCGTTACTGTCGAATCCTGCTTTCCAGACTGTGGTGGAGTCTTTGCCGGTGTAGTTCCGGGTCACAAAGAAACCGTCAATACCGGATTTGTAGACAATTTTGGATTCGGACAGTTTCGGCTTATCATGCCGGTACACGATCACAGAGCCGTCATCCTGGATGATCTTGGTCTCGTGGAATCCCAGGGTGTTGGCAGCAAGTTGGCTTATCTGCTGGACAACAAGGTCATAGGCAGACATTTCCTGATCAGTGTAATTCCGGGCAGCTTCCAGTAGCTTTGTTGCTGCTCCGTAGTGTGTGAATGTTTTTGCAGTCGGTGTCTCGGCCGTGGATGAAATCGACTGTGCCGCAAACAGGCTGAACGTAGTGTCTGTGATCACTGTTGTATACGAAGATGTTGTCTTTGGTGATACCACAGCCACATCACCAGCTTCGATTGCCGGATTCCCCTGAATGGAAATGCTCATTGGACGAAACGGTCTGTCGATGATCTTATCTCCTATATGTTTCGCTACCTGCTGCATCGTATCTGTCTGGATCAGAGGGTTATCTTTGATTTCCAGTGCGTATGTATCCGTGCCGTACAGGTATTTTTTATCTGCATTATCTTTTTTTGTTGTGATCTGAATTCCTGTGACATTGATGTCGGTTCCGTTTATTGACTTATTGTACAAATCATAGAAATGATGATAAGTATCCATGTCAACCAATGTTCCACTATCGTATGTATAGCCGGAACTATAATTGTCAAACGTTCCTCCGTCAGCTTCATCACCGGAAAGATATTTTTCCTGTGATGCCATATCGAAAATCCCGCCATCCAGATCACCGGATCCTATCGTCGAAAAATCGTACCATCCGAAAGCAAGCCGTCCCAGATGATTGATTCTTGCATAGCATCCCATTATCTGCGCGCAATACGAAATCACGTCTCGATACGTTATGCTTCCTTCTGGTTTTGTTCTGACAATGTAGTTTCCCATCTCAATTGAACCGGACTCGCAATCCACCTGACAATGCCGGCAGGCATCCAGTACAATGTCCCGAATCGTTGCCGGATAGGAAAGTGTACATTCACTGTACGGTCTGTCGAAATAGATCATTTCATCATAGGCTGTGATCTGCAGTGTGGTTTCGCCAAATATTGCCGTATATACCCGATACAGTCCTTTTTTCAGGTCTTCCCAAGTTCCGTCCGCCAGTTTCAGACCGATTACCGCCTGTATATTGGCACCTTCAAAATCGCAGTCATCATACTGTTCTTCTGAATTGTCCAGTGTGATCTTGTATTCTTTGATCACTGCGGCTCCTATTTCGAATTTCCCTGATGTAGACGTGGCTTCATTGATCTTATACTCTCTCAGGTCCATCATTGGAATCAGAATCTCTTTTTTATTTTTCAGGGTGATCGTATCTTTTATTCTGAACTCCCTGTTTCCGCTTAACGCTCTGCGGAATGCTATACTTGTATTGATCATCTTATCACCTCTGTATCACATCTACTGAAACAGTCCTGTAGTAATAATTCCCGTCACCCAGATATCCGTAATGTTCTTTGGTCAATGTTCCCCTGTAAGCTTCGATTGTGAAATCAATCCCTGAATCATGGAATGTAAACGGGAAAAAGCCGGCTATTAACCGGCTTTTAATCAGCTTTACTTCTTCGTCTGTCAGCCATTCCCACTTTATACTGATGTTTTTCTTCTCAGCTACTACATCTCCAACCATCCGTCCCATCAGCGTCCTTCCGGTGTCTGAGGTCCATATAATCTCATCTGCTACAGACAGGGATGTTGGTGCAGGAAGGACCACATCTCCCGATTTTAAAATTTCACCTTTTTTCATGCTCCCTCCTACTTAATGTCCACGGTGTTGAAGCGTCTGTCGATTTCTGCTTTTACTGCATTCTCAGCTTCTGCCAGCTTTTTACCATCAAGGTAGAATCCCATCTGCGAAAGAGCTGCTATAATTCGCATCACTGCGCGGTTCATTATGGTTTCCAAGTCTTCTCTTGTAATACCGGATCCGCCTGCTGCCCTGACAGCTTCTATTGCCATTTCCCTCAGCTTATTCTCCGGAGCTACAACTTCTCCCTGATGCAGGTTATCACCGATCATGGCAAGCTGTGGTGTGTTTGGCTTGACGTATGCGCCCTGTGCCAGATGTGGAATAGTTGGTACTCTCGGAAGAGACATTCCATAATGACCATAATGTCTTGTTCCGGTAATCGGATTCTTAAAGTCATAACTGAATGAGAACGCGTTTTCAATTGCCGACAGTCCTGAGTTTAGTTTGTCCATTAATCCGTTGATCAGATCAATAACCGCATTCAGCGGTGCTTTTGCCAGCGCTATAAGGGAGTCAAACACTCCTCCGAAAATTTCCTTAATTCCGTCCCATGCCTGCTTCCAGTTGCCCGAGAAAACACCAGTAATAAATTCCACAATCCCGTTGAATACGCGTTTTATGTTTCCCCAAATGCGCTGTACGGTACCAAGAAAGGTGTTTAAAACAGAGCCTAATGTTCCGAAACTCTTTGACCAGTCTGTCTGAAAGATTCCTTTTACAAAATCAATAAACGGCTGCAGGATATTTTTCTTTGCAAAGTCAAAGATTGAGACTATAATCTTTTTAAATCCCTGCAGAATCTCTTCAATCCCCTGCCAGCACATGCTGAAATCTCCGGTAAATACTCCTGTACAGAAATCAAGAAATCCGCCTAAGATCGTAGTGATTCCGCTAATCACATCACCTGCCACCGCCAGAAGGTCAAGAATCAGATTGCCGATAGTTCCAATAATCGGCGAAATGACCGGCATGATGTTGTTGATGATCCATTCAATAAACGGAACCAATGTGTTCTGCCATAAAACCCCCAGATTCTCTAACAATTTTCCTACCAGTTCAAGGATCCCGTCCAGAGCCGGCTGGATATGCTCTGACCACACAGTGCTGAACTTATCCGCCAGATAATCAAGAATCGGTGAAAGATATGTATTATACGCATCCAGAAATGTTCCAAGGATATCCGAAATCCCCTGCGTGATTGCATCCATGAACGGCGCGAAATACTGATCATAAACTTCATTCGCTTTCTCAAATGTATCTGTAACGCTCTGTGAAAGAGCATCAAATACAGTTCTCCATCGAGAAAGCATATTCTCCAGAGTTCCAGAGATTTTTTCCGTATTCTGGATAATTGGAACGACGCAAAGTTCTTTAAAGTCTCTTGCGAACTTGATTTCTAAGTCTGTCGCGCCAAGAAATCCATCTGAAAATACCTGAATGATATCTGAAGTGATTGCCTTAGCATCATCACTTGAAAAAATATCAAAGATATCTGCCAGTGCAACACTGAAATCTCCCGAAAGCTTTGCAATCTCTCCTGTCGCATCGAACATTGAAACAATGCGTTTTTTAATATAGTTCTTGCTCTTCGCAAGATATTTATCAACACCACCAACAAGATTATCTGCTAATGTAAGCCCTATCCTTGCTGTGGATCCTGTGATTTTTCCAAATGCAAGAGCAATATTGTTCGCGCATCGGTTCGCCGCATTTACGACTGCAGCGTCTGTGAAGATTTCCTTTAAGTTCTTACCAATACTTTTTGCAGAATTATTTATGGAATCAATTTTCTTCTGCGAATCCCCGAATCCGATTTCGAATCCTTTTTTGAACAGTTTCGCAAGTTCCTGGCACCGTTTTATCAGTGCAGACATTTTTTTATCTGTCTTATCAAGAACCGTATCGCCCTCAGCAAGGTTTCCGAAATCAACCGCGCTTCCAAGCGCTCCGGTACCTCCTGTTCCGGTTGATGGAGAGGAAGAACTGCCGGAACTTGAATCTGACTGTGAATCCAGCTTATTAACCTTGTCAAAGCCCATGAGGGCTTTCATCTTTTTCGCCGCGTTCTGTGCTGCCTGTCCAACCTTATCTGTATTGCTTGCCAGATTGGACGCGGAATCAGACGCGTTTTCCAGACCGGTTCCTGCATCATCTGCTGCTCCTGCAACTGCCGCTACACCGTTGCTGTCTGAACCACTGGATTTATTTCCCGTGATTAATTCCGTAAAGGACTTAAATGCATTTGCCAATGTAGCAAGCTTTCCGATCACCGTATTGATTACCCGAATGATCGGAGTAAATAAGTTAATCAGTCCCTGTCCGATCGTTGCCATGAGAGACTGCATCTGCAGGCTCAATATCCTGCACTGGTTCGCCCAGCTTCCAGAAGTGCGTGCGAAGTCGCCCTGTGCGGCTGACAGCTTATCCTGTACGAACTGATAACGTAGGGCTACCTTTTCCGCTTCGGACATTGCCGAAGTTGTTTTCCCAAATCCATTCGCCATAGCGTAGGAATCAAGAGCTGTCTGTGTCATTACGACACCGAGATCTTTTAAACTTTCCGTTTCACCGGTAAATACCGATTTTAGCTTTGTGTATGCCTCGTCCTGCGAAATGTTGTAGAACGATGCCACATCACCTGCCAGTCCGGTCAGGGTTGAGCCCATATCGTAAGCCTGCTTTTCAGTAAACCCGAAAGCTTTTGCCATGGCACCGAATGTACCGGTGTACTGTTTCGCCATGGTCTCTGACAGACCAAAGCTCTGTGCTGCACTTCTGGCGAATTCATCGACCTGTGCGGTCATCTTCGGAAAAGTGACATCTACAACATTCTGAACTTCCGCAAGATCAGACCCCAGTTCCAGACACTGTTTTCCGAAGTCAACCAGTTTTTTTACTCCAAAAGCCGCCGCAAGTGCCGCTCCTGCTTTTTTCGCCATGCCGGTTATCCCGGCCATCTGATTTTCGAACTGATTTTTATTTACAACCAGATCAAGACCGATCTGTCCGATACTTGTTGCTGACATATATACCACCTGCCTCTGTCACGAGGACATCGGCACAGTGGCACTACTTGTCCTGGTTTATTTTTATTTCAAATTCTTTCTTGCAGTGCCTTGCCTGACACTTAAAAAAGACACCCCGGCATTTTGCATCCGGGGCATACTGTACTTTCTGTTCGTGTCCACAGAAAGGGCATCTTACCTTTAACCTTTCAATTTTTAATCACCTCCAAGGCCTGCCATGCGCATGAATGCCATCTTCATTGCCTGCATCTGTGCATCCATCTGTTCTTTCGATGTATGTGTTTTCACAAATTCTGCATGCCTCGACTGCCATGCATTTCGAATTCGGTGCTGTTCCGGTGTAAAATTCTCTAAAACTTCTTTCCGGTCTTCCGCGCGGATAGCAACAACTCTTCCGAGAGCCGTGTCCGGACTGATTCCGATAAGCATCTGTCTAAACTCTTCCCATGGCATTTCATGCACTTCTTTCGACAATCTTATCCCGTACTGTGACTGAAAAGAGGATACGATCAGATCATAGTCCTCAATCAGGTCGTAGTAGGGGTCTGAGACTCCCCCTCGGATTCATCATCTTCTGCACCTGTGATGAGTTTCTGAGCTTCCATAACAACAACTGTCAGGTCATTAAAGCTCAGTTTCAGTTTTTCAATCTTTTTCCGACTTTCTTCCGGGAACATCAGATTGTACAGATCCAGAATATCTTTTGGTGTTGCTTCACTTTCCTCAAGATCTCCGTATTTTCCCATAATCTTTAACATGGTTGCTGCATCTGCATTTACTTCCAGTTTTTCATCTTTGATCACCAGAAATGGATTTCCATCCATTTCCAGTTTGTCTGTGATATTTACGATCTTTGCCATCTTGTCTTTCCTTTCTTTACAGTGCCGGTGTTACCGTCGGTTTTCCATTACTGATCACATCAATTTCCAGCGCACCTACGTTTGTAGAATCGCCACCTCCGTTGTTTTTGACATCGATCACGGCATTTGTCCAAGATATACTTGTACCATCCGGCATGATCCACTCAAAATATCCCTCTGCATCATGCCCGTTTTTGAACGCTTTGCCTGCCGCATAATCGTTTCCAGCATCGCCAATGTTTCTCTTACCGTTGAGCGTGATAGTGATTGCTTTCGCAGTCATTAAGGCTCTCTGCCATCCTTCCATATCCATTGGTGTCCAGGTTTCTACACCGTTGGAAAAGGTCGGAGAAAATGTTTCCATGTCTGCGATCGTGGTTGCTTTTTCCTTGGACTCGCCAATTTTGAACTGGTTATCAAGTACCGGAAATACATTGGTCTTCCCTGCAAACTTCTGAAGATTCATTTCCATGTCTCTTTACCTTCTTTCTTCTCAAAAATAAAAGCCCCTTCTATGACCATTTCGTAGATGCCGGCATCATCAGCGCCGACATCCTGAATATCATATAGTGGCTGAAAAAACTTAATTGTCTCACTATTTACTTTTGCATCACGTACCGTTCTCAGCTTCTCGAACAGCTCCACAGTGGCTTTTTCAGTCTCTCGTGGGGATTTGTTCCAGTGAACGAGCAAAGTCACGTATTTCTCGCCGTAGCCTTCCAGAGAGGGACCTCCAAGCGCTGTGTGGTATGCGTTCTGATGCTTGCTATTGTATACTCCTACAGATTTATCTTCCTTATCCGGGAGTTTTCCCATATACACATGCTCTGCCACATCAAGAGATGCGATATAATCTCTTACATCTTTCAACATCATCATATTCCCGTCAGCCTCCTGTAGATCTCTTCGAATGCTTTGGCCGCAAAATCAGCTTCTTTACCTCCTGGAAGCCAGTCTGTATACCATTTGCCGCGTGCATTCGGATTCTCTCCTGTCTGGAAGTGATATTCCGGATGGAAATACAGGCGGCGGGCATATGGTGTGCTGGACACAATGGAAACTTTTCCATTCTCATTTTCAGAACGGTCCAGGAATGTACTTTCATTTTGGAGATTTCCGGTATCTCGTGGAAATACCTGTGCCTGCACAACTTCCGTATGTAGTGCTTCCGCAGTCTGTTCCAGAGCAGTTGTCTGTGCCTCGGTCAGTTTCCGGATCATCGGAAGATTCAGTTTTATTACTGAGTTCACACTGATCATATTACTCATACCAGCATCACCTCTGTATAATTCACGGAACCATCAGGATTTCTTGCCTTTGTTCCCTGTTCGATTCGTCTTTTCACCCCAAAGATCACAGCGGATCCACCGGAGATCACCGGCAATTCCGGGCAGATATCACCCGGAAACAGCGCTGTGCCGGTAATCTGTACCAGCTTTTTCTCTGCTGTCAGGACTGTTCTTGCTTTGTCCTGATAATTACACTTGCCAGAAAACTCTATCGTCTTAAGTGGTTCGCCGTATTCGTTCAGACCTTCCTGCTCAAACGTACAGGCAATATCTGTCTTGCATAGTCTTTTCGGTACCAAACACGGGTATTTCATACGATCACCTCGCTAACATACAGCATAATCCAGTCTGCTGTAACAGTGCATATACATCACGTTTCATAGCCACACCTTTGTCGGTAAACACATTCCAGCTGCTGCCGAACTGTGCAGACACTCCATTGATGCTGTACGAAGATAACACGCTGTTGATCTCATCTGCATTTTCATACTCGAAATCTGCCTGCATGCACACGACTTCCCTGATGATTTCCTGCTGGTAAGCTGTAAGATTAGAAAATCCCCGACCTACAATGCGGTTGTAAGTCAGGGAATCAACGTGCCTGGATGCCTGCTTCAGGGCTTTCTCCAGTTCATCTTCAGGGATGGTACTGCCTTCATGTTGGCCCATGTAATAATCTTCGGATGCATATGATTTGTAAGCCATATCAGGCACCCGCTTTCTTCTTCGGAGTCTCCTTTGTCTCTTTGCTCTGCATATCCTGAATCTTCTGTTTCAACTCCTGATTTTCGGCTTTCAGTGCCATATATTCTTCATATGGTACTGTTTTTCCTTTTCCGTATGCAACGATTTCGCCATCATCATCGTAGATATCGTAACCCTGATTCTGGTAATCAGGTACCATGGTTTCATCGATCACATATTCTTTGTTTCCTCTTTCCGCTCTCATTAAGCTCCCTCCTTATTAATTGCAAGGCCGCAGGCTTTGCGCTGGATCAGGAAAGTATCTGTATAATACCGGTTCTGATAGATGTATTTATCTGCTGTCCTTGAATCGGTTTCCGGAGTAAATACTTTCATGTAAGCATATTTATCGCGAGAGATGACGCAGGACGGATGTACCAGTATCATGTTTATCTGTTTCGCACCGGCGGCCGGTACGCAGCCATCAGTAAAGTTATACTTTGTTTTAAAACGGCCAGAAGGTACCGGTTTCATTGTAACATCATCAATGCTGTGGACATTTCTGTTGATAACACCAGCAGCTCCTACAGACATGGTTCGGGTGATTCCTTCTGCCTCTTTAAACAATTTCTGCATTGCAGAAGTAAGGTACAGGAGACGTCCATCCTGAGGTACGGAATTATCGTCCATATGTGCCATCTGTTCGTCAAACCATTCCAGAATGTTTGCCGTTGTCAGTACTGTTTCATCTACTGTTGCTCCATCAGATGCATAAGTGGTTGCCTCGGTCAGAAGCTTAGAGAATCTGTAGGAATCTTTTTCCGGGATAGCCTGTTCCTCTTCGAAAACATTCTGGATGTTCGCCATTTCCGCAACCAGATTCGTTTCGTCTACATCCATCGGATCAATCGGGATTTCAATATCTCTGTCATGCTGCAGTTTCTTTGGCTCCCAGTCATTGGATACAGAACCAGTATTGAAGCCAATGGAGCCTCTGTTGTGATCTTTATATCCGGATACAGTTAATCTCGGGATCTTGATTGTCTGTGCGTTCAGGAATTTGATTCCCTGATTAGAAAGAGTTAAGTCGTAAGATACCAGTTCTCTTTCGTATTTCTGCGCCAGCTGTCTGGTAAATAATTCTGCATAATCATATACTGCCATAGTTTTTCCTCTTTTCTTTTATTTTTTGTTTCCGAAAATTGCAGCAAGCTGGTCTTCCTGTCCATTCGGCGGTGTTCCCCCGCCAGGAGCCCCAAAATGAAAACCGTTCTGCTGCTGTGCCTGCGGTTTCAGTGCCGGAACGTCTTCCAAAACCTTGTTCACTGCATTTTTCAGTGTTTCTTCGTTGATTTTTCCATCTTCGCCCACTGCCTGACTGAAATCTGCCATTTTCAGGACATATGGAATTGTTTTTGCATCCAGTCCAAGGGATACTGCTGTCATTGTTGCCGCCGATTCCACCTGAGCCTGAAGTGCTGTTTTTTTTGCTGCTTCTAATGCTGCATTCCCATCTGAGATCTGTTTCTGCAGTCCTTCCACATCCGGCTGGTTGGCTGCCTGCTGCTGTTTGAATGCGGCAATAGCCTGATCCATCTGTTCTTTCGTTAAGCCTTGCTGCTTAAAATAGCCTTTCAATACAGAATCCTCTGTTACGGTCTGTTTTCCAGCTATTAAACCGGCCAGTTTGTCATAATCAAACTGTGGTGTCTGTGTTCCTGTCGGTGGTGTGCCGCCTCCGGCTCCTGCATTTCCCGTATCGCCATCTCCAGATCCACTTTCTGCAAACGTCTGCAGGTTCATTGGTAATTTACATCTAAATCTTTTAAACATATCTACATACTCCTTTACAGTTTTTTATGTGCTGTCTGCACTTACAGTTTTACGTGTGTCTCACAAAACAGTTGTTGTCTCGGTGTCTCCGCGTAGTTTAATGCCTTCGGGCATAAAATAAGACGCTTAACCCTGCACCTCAATGGGGGATTCCGGATCACCGCCTTTCGAATCGATAATCTCTGCTACTTTCATGTGCGCCAGATACTCAGCTCTCTCTTTTGATACTGTCATTGTTTCACCGACAGATCTGAGCTTCAGGTTATTTTCAATGTCTTTGAAATCGTGGATTACTCTTATCCTCACCGTTCTCACCTCCCTCCATTGCGCCGGCGCAAATTACTCCGCAAAAATCCAGTCTTCTGCAAGCATATCTGCCTGGGATGCAAGCCATCCCATCTGTACACCGGAAGTTCCCACAAAAGCCACTGCTTTGTTGCCGATTGCATCATGTTCACAATTCACAACTTCGCCATTCGCTGTCTTGTAAGAAATGCCGGTCGCAAGCTGAATATACTGTTTCTTGCCATTCCAGCCTTTACGCGCAACTTTCATCCCTCTTTTTAGATATTTGATTGCTTCTCCGAAGGAAAATGTTGCTTCTCCTCCAAGCTGAGGGCAATTAGTTTTATCCGCAAGAGTCCATTCATCAGAAAGAATATTCTGTAAAGTATATTCAACATTCTGTGTCTCACGAATATCCAATTCCTGTCCATCTTTGGTGTGCATGATGATTGCTTCTTTCTCTGGATTCCAGCACCAGTACCCTCCCCATGATGGTAATTTGACTTTACTTCCACATTTCATTGCTTTTAATACTTCTTCAAATTTCATGTTTCATGTCCTCTCTTTCTTAAGATTTAAAAATGGGTATAAAAATACCACCGGCCATTTCTGACTGGTGGTATTAATACCATAATACTGTTTTTTCTGTGGGCGGATTTCCCATTTTCCCCAAACGTATCAATTCATTCATAACATGTGAAGATCCATAACCTCCATTTTCATGTTCTACAATTTCACCATCGGAGATCCTTACTTTCATGAATCCCTTGGGTCCTGTTCCCTCAATATAGTAATCTGCTGAAATATCATTTTGTGTTTTCTTTATGTTTTTTAAGATTACCATAATATTCTCCTGCCTCCTTTGGATAATTGAATTTGCTTGCTGCTAATCTATGTGCCTCCAAATGTTCTATGCCGGGGTTTTCTTTTTTAATCCTCATTTCAAGAAGCTCATGCTCTATCAATGTCCTATCATGTTTCTTAATATCTTTTCCATTCATAAGACGTTGCCAGCTTTGAGCGATAGCACAATCTGGATCAAATCTCCTATAGCTTTTTGTGTCTGGATCATACAAAGACTTATCTTCAAAAAGATATGCTTTAACCTTCTTGATATCTGGTTCTTCTTTTCCAAGATTTTTCGCTATTTTCTTTGCGTCTGTCGAAAAGTTCCTAATCTCATCATAATACATTTTGGCGAATTTAATGCCATCTGTACTATCCGGGTCTATAATTCTCGCTCCTGTTATCAGTATATCAGAATCAATAGTTTTTGCAATATTTTTTACTCCTGCTCTGCTCTTTGCTTCAGCAATTACTTTTGCAATCTGCTCTGGAATTTTTTCGCCCTTTTCCATTGCAAGGAACCCTTCCGCAAAAGTCTCGTATGGATTTTTTGCTGCGTATCGACTGATGCTGGATGCTGCGATTTTTGCTTTTGCAGAATAATGTTTGTTTATATCATATACCCAGTCACTTCTCAGACTTCCTCCCAGTTCTTTCATTCCGTAAACAGTCTTTTTCTGAATATAATTCGTCTCTGCATGTCGATGAATAAAATGCCCGTACTCATGAACAAAACAATCCATGGCATTCTCTCTGACTGCCATTCTTGTCTCTTTAAGCTGTATTTCCGCTTCAACTTTCTGTATTCTGGCCTTTTCTCTCTCGTAGCCTTTTACTGATTTATCTGCCAAAATTCTTTCAGCCTCATCAAGTCTTTGTTTTGCTTTGTTTTTGATATCATAATGCTTATTATACTCGATCAGTGACTGCTCCGATTTCCTTACCTTTTCCAGATATTTTTCAGGATCATTAAAATTATTGGAAATGTAAATAGTATCGTCAATCCAGTTGTATGTAGCTGTCGCATCCTCTACCTTTGCAGGACTGTATATAATTCCTTTTGGCATGATGCCGTATTTTTCATGCAGGTTTCTAATTGTGCTTTCCAGCTCATCAACTGTTTCTGGATTCATTTTTCTTGAAAATTTGACTTTCTCAAGAACCTTGTCTTCAATCAGTCGTTTCTCTACTCCATTTTTGTAGATTTCCTGTGTGCTCAAGATTTGATCTTTCAGGCTAGAAAGCGTTTTCTCTATTGCTTTCTTTTCTTCATTAACTTGCTTTAACCGTTTTATCTCCTCTGGAGTTCCTGTCATTTCAAAGTATACTTTCTGTGTAAGTGTTCTTTCATCCTCTTTTGCTTTTGCCAGTTGTTTTTCCAGAACACTCTGTCTGATATTCATATCTGCAATTTCGGACTTTATATCGTCCTGTACAGCCTCTTGTTCTTTTATGTTTTCACTCTGTTTATGCCACTCTTTTTGTTTCTGTTCGTACCTCTGCCGATTCTCCGGATCCAGTGAGAAATCCGCAAGCCTTCCAAATCTCTTTTCCTGACGCTCAGCATATTGCTGTTTAGCCTCCTGCTGTGCCTGATCTTCCAGATCAGAGATTTCCTGCTTGTTGTATTTCGGATCTACAGTAGTGATACCCGGAAAATATGTAGTATGAGAGTCCTTACAGCGAGGATGATAAAGCCCTGCTGCTATTGCAGAAGACATAAGCGGATATTTGCCGTCTTTACTGCTGCCGCCGCTCCACACATCATCTATCAAGATCTTACCCACGAAAGACAGGCATTTCGGGCAGGGGCTTCCGCGCTTGTTCATAATCACAAGATGCAATCCCCACTGCTGCCGCATTTCACCCTCTCCTTGCAGGTAAGCTCTCTTACTTGCAGTCCGTATTGCCATATCTGCATAATCAGCAATCGTATGCCTTGCTCCATTGGTGTACTGGATGCAATTCAAACCTGCAGAAAGAAAATCCTTTGTTGCCATGTCTACCGCTTTCTCATAGGTACCAGCTCCGGTATTAGCATATACCTGCGCATTGTAGATGATCTTACGGTACTGGTCATTTGCCATACGCAAAACTGCTGTCTCTGCTTTCTGCATGTCCGATGTGGTTGCCTGAATCAGCGCATCCAATTTTCTATCATTGACTTTAAAAAACTCTGCAGTGCCGCCTTTTGAAATACGTTTTGCAGGAAATCCTTTCTTGATTTCTTCCAGTATCCGTTTCTCCTGATTCATACCGCCTTCGCTTCTTGCAAGTCTGATCAGTACCTCGATCTGTTTGTTGATGTCCTTAAACTGCTTTCCATATTTCTTCTGGTTGTCATGCTTGTACTTTTCCAGAGATTTTAACATCTCTGTCTGCCACATGGACCAGTGTTTCTTTTCATCAAGCTCTTCCTGCTTATGATTTTCGAAATTCCGGATCATGGATGTTATCAGTTCATTCTCGATCGCTTCGAAAGCAGTGCCAATATCGTACTCATCGTTTATCTTTGCCATTTGACCACACCTTGAAGCCCTGTGCTTTGAACTGTCGTGTCAGTTCCTTTAGCTTTGTAATGCTTTCACATTTATCCCGTCGGAGTTCTGCATAGTCAGCTTTTTCCACCGCGTAGATTCCCATCGGCACCTGCTCCTTTGCTATTTGGAGCAGCCCCTGAAACTCCTTGCGGCTCATTCTGAACATTCGCGGTCCTACTTTTACCCTCATCACCTTCGCCACCTTCCAGATCTGTATGAAAATCACCGACTGTCATGTTCACTGCCGGTTCTTCCATATCCTGTATGCCCTGTTCCACTTTCAGACGTGCAATTTCTTCCTCTTTGCAATGCTCGTCCAGTGTGTCACCATATAATTCTTCAACACAACGCTCGATACTCATAATTCCGCCCTGTTTTGCTTTTGCGATCGTCTCAACCTGACTCTCGAAAGATGGATTTGCATATTCTCCGAACGGAATATTGACTTTAACTTCTTCTGCTGCCTGATTGTGCAAAAAGTGTTCTGCATTGATGCACATTTCAACTACATCCGGAAGCGTTTCCTGAAGTGCTTCTATAATGGCATTTCGAGTATAAAGCGTCGTTTTCTCTTTTTCTCTCTGTGCTTCTGCATTGTCCAGCTTTTTCGTATCGATGCCAAGAGTGCTAGGGCTGATTACACCCTGCAGACACAGATCCAATGCTGTTACATAAGATGCCAGATAGCTTTCATGCGGAATTACCGGCTGGTCTGTAATAACCTGATTCTTCTGTCCTTCCCTCATATCACCATCAGATGCGAAATATCGGTTGTCAAACGGATTAGGTTTGACCAATTTTCCGGTTAATGGATCATGCGGAATCAAGCACTCCGGAATATAGGTTTTTGCCCTGCCAGCTCTTAATGCATCCATCCACTGGGACCATGTTTCGTCCAAGGAATCGAAATTATCAAGCTTCCCATCAAAGATGCTACCGCCTCTGCCCTCGTATTTTGCAGATTCATAGATCATTAACGGAATTGCTAAAATCACGTTATTATCAAATGTTACATCTCTTAAACCAGCTGTGGCTGACACAGAATCCAGCGATACCATTTTATTTTCGCGATAAAGTTCGTTTATGATATAGCCGTATCCATACCGTTCGTTCAGTACATACAGTCGTTCTCTTTCCCGGTATGGTGTTTTGAAAATAATTTCCTGTATTCTGCCTCTGGTTCTGATAAATTCTACCCTGTCTCCCGGACACCACTCCAATATAGGATGTTCGCTGTTCTGAGGATCTATAGATATTTTAAAAGCTCCGTCCCCTATATAGAGCGTTTCTTTCAAAGCCTTTTCGATTTTCTTTGCAAATTTGTTTTCCTCTGCAATCGCTTTCCAGATACTCTCCTGCTCCGGGCTCTCAAATTCAAAATCATTCATGTCAGGAAGTACTGTGGCAGCCAATATTTTTACAATCAGCCCCGGCAATCCTGTATGGATTTTCCTTATTTCCATTCCGGAAGTGCATTTGCTTCCCCAGAATTTGTGTTTGTCTACATATTCCTCGCTTTGCATATAAAGCTGTTCCAGCTCATTGCCATCTCCACGATACCAGATGCGATTTCTGATTGCGTGAGCCTCGAAATCCAGTATTTCATTGATCTGAAAACTATATGGATTCGAAGGAACAATGTTCAGCCAGCTCCTGACGGTCTTTTTTATGTTTTCATTTATTTTTTCCATCCATTTCACCTTTTCTGTTCCTCCACCTCAAATCCGATCATATTGCGGAACGGGATCCATCCATACTGCTGTGAGTTGATCGTATGGTCATTTTTATCTTCCGGAACGTCTTTGTCTTCATTCCATGAATATTTTTCCATTTCCGTAATATGATTGGTACATGCGTCCAACACCCAATAGCATCCCTGCTGGATCCAGCCTAACTGGAGCTTGATTCTGTCCAGTATTTCTACTTTCTTGTAAGATTCTACGAAATTGTATAAGCATCCACGCAAACGCTTATATTTCCGCAGTTCTGTAATTGTTGCTGCATCTGCGCAGTCAACAAATGTGTCTTTAGCAAACCCCCAGTCTTTACGGCATCTTTCCAAAAACTCAACAAATTTCACTGCTGTATCTGACGGGGCAAGCGGCTGATCCAGCTCTTTGTTGCTATATACTTTTTCAGCAAGCGTGATGAGTTTCCTGTCTTCTGTGATTCCCTGAAACATCATTGCGATTGTATCCGGGGATTTTGAAGAATAGGAAGTGTCTAGTCCACAGGTGAACTTCTTGAATTTAATCTTTCCTGCTGCCATCTGGGACCTTAACCATTTCTCAGATACAACATGTTTCTTTCTGCTGAAATTCGGGAACACCAGCCCGGTTGCCTTGCCTCTCAGCCCCTCAATCTTGTTTTTCCAGATTTTTGTTCCCTTCGGGGTATTCTGTATGATTCGCTGTTTCTTTTCTTCCGGAAGTCCGGCATTATCATCAAAAGAAAAGAACCAATGGACCCAGCCGGGCTTTGGTTCTTCCTTTAGTTCATCTTTAATTTCTCTTGGAGTGCTGTCTTCCCACTCCGGAAGTGGTCTGGCGCAGTTGATATACTCTTTGTACACATCAAGACTCGGATCATCCGGATTAAGCGTTGCCATCAGATAATCACAGCGCATGGATGCCTCACGAACAAATTCTATATTTGCAGTGTTGATTTCATCAATATACAGGCATCCATACTGACCGCCGAGGGCATCCTTCCACTTGCTCTTGTTTCCATATCCAACCACAAAGATGATTTTATCTCCGCCGGATGTATGGAACAGGATATGTGGCATCTTGTATTCGCCAGATCCATTGCCTTTATACTCAGTCAATATTCCGAAATCATCCAAAATGCCAAGGTCTTTATTGATGATGTTCTTCTCTGCGGCGCCAGTGTCATCTGCTGCCAGGATATGCAGTTTCTTTGGTGATTCCGCAACCTTGCACATAAATTTGAATAGACCGACGGTCGTCTTGCCCGCTGCAGTCGTGCCTTCAAGGAACTCAACCGGTGCATCGCATCTCAGGAATGCTTTGTATTTTTCTGATAGTATCAGACGTTCAGTGCTCACTATCCACCACCACGCAACTGTTCCAGGATATCTCCCAGTTTCTTTTTCTCTTCTTCCAGGCCGGATACTTCCACCCTGTCTTTGAACATTCCGAGGTGTCTGCCAAGGAGCTCCAATGCTTTTTCCTTGTCATTCAATTTCAGTTCAATGCCAAACTTACCTTCTTTTATTCCGGCAATAGCTTTGATCTGCTGTTCTGATAAGCCCGATGTATCTTTTATGATAACAAATCCGTCTTTTACTTCTGCGAAATCAGTAGCTCTTGCAAATGCAATAGCCGCCAGTTCTTCCAGAACCCTGTCCTGCGTTATTTCTGTGCGTTTCTGACGGTCCTGCATTCGTTTCTGTATATAATCCGCAACCTTGACATTTCTCAACATCCTGCTGCCGGCCTGAGCTGCTGTTTCATCCCTCTTCACGGCCGGATATGCTACCTTGTAAGCCCTTGTGGCATTCAGGTCTATCAGGTATTCATCTGCAAAAATCTTCTGTTTTTTTGTCACTCAGGCTCACCTTCTTTCTTTTATTCAAAAATACAGTCCTGCCAGCACCATAATGGCGGCCGGTTGTCGCCATGCCGAAAGGAGGTGCAAACACATGCATACAGTGATTCCCATGCCTAAAGTATGTATGTGCTGGTGCTGTGCACGCTGTACGAAAATTGGCATTAGAAAAGCACCCCGAAGGGTGCCTGTGTTGTAATATGTTATTCTTAATATGCTTTGTTAATTATTATCACTATTTTTTGCTATTTTCTTTAAATACGCTTCTATCGTATCTCTGTATCTTTCCTCTTCATCCATAGAGGCCGCCATACTTTCCATATTTCCTTTAAAAATTTCAAGTAGCAATACAATAAATTTCATAAATGAAATCAATGAAAGAACAACAAAAATAACCAGTATGTGTTTTGTAAACTGATTTATAGGTAAAAAAATTGCTCCTCCTGCCGTAATAAGATTTTCCGTCATTCCACCAATAATAACATACAATAATCTTTTATCCAAACGCCGTCTTAGCAACTCTCTACTAATGCCAATTTCGGACGTCGCTAATACTGTAATCACTGCAATGTATATTCCAATTGTTATAGCAAAAAAGGAAGCAATTCCATCAACCCTTGTTTGAGATAAATAATCTTTCAAAACAAAATAATCAAAACATTTTAATATTTTCAATCTACGAAGAATTAAAGCAATGACATAAATAAGCAACACAGCAATCTCGCATATCCAATCTTTTAAATACCTTTTTTTCTCCGCGTTGAAATTTTTCATCCTATCACCCTAATTAATTTTGCTCATTCCAATGAGTAACGATTCTTAATCCTTCAGCATTATATTGTATTACATTTCTATGATAATCCCTTAGGCTTCTTGTTATAATTACAATTTTATCAGCTACAGCCATATTAATGTTTTCCCTTAATGTTTCTGGTGAAATCTGATTTTCTGATGTTCCTGTACAAGTATAGAATAACAACATATTTGTATCTTTTAATCTTGCTGTATCTATTTTTTCCTCATCACCATTTTTATAATTAACAAGTATTTCCTTTATAAACTCAGCGCCAACATTAATATGTTCTAACAAAGACAACATACTTTCTAAGTTCAATGTATCTGTCTTTTTTCCTCCCCTACCAAGTCCCAAAGTAAGGGACAATGTTTTTCCTTCTGCATCATCTTTAGCAGATTCAGCCAAATTTCTAAATGCATCCAGCAAACCTCTTTCAGCATTATCTTCCAGCTCCCCTAAATAAAATCCATTAAGAGCTTTTCCTAAATCCAAATTCAATGTTATATTTCGTACTAATTGTGCATTTCGTACTTTTTCAATTCCTGTATTATATTGGATAGGTACAAAACTTATTTTTAATCCAATGGTCTCCTGAATAAAAGTATTAAGATAGTCTTCAACATTCTGTATTGTCGGACCATCTCTATTAGTTGTATATAAAGCAATACCATAATCCATGTCAATACCTAGAGAATTAATGTCAAATAAGCTCATAGGAACTTCCTCAAGACGATTATTTTGCAGGTTTATCCAGTATGGTTTGTTCTTTTCTTTTAATTTTCCAAATGGAATTACAAACTGCCGTCCATTTGTTGTATAATGGAATGGAAACATTCTCAATGTTTTCTCTTGTATTTCTCTTACGAGGTTTCCGTCATTTTCTTCTGCAAACATTGTCTCTTCAATATTTTTCAAGAACTCACAAGCTTGATAATTTGTTATTCTGTCATTTAAATTCATAGACATTAAATAAAAATTAACTTTTTTAGACATACGCTTTTCCCCCATAAAATATAATCTGCTTAAATCATACTCCACAATCTGACATTTTTCAACAAATAGTGTTTCCGATATATATTTTATAAGGTATCTGCATTATAGAACATTCGTTCGTAAATGTCCATATCGGAAAACTGTACAAAAAGAACCTCGTAATTTCTACGAGGTCCCTTCTGAAAATTATATTCTTGGGGTAGAATATTTTTATCTTCTCTTTTCGGAGAAGCGGGGAAAGAGCCGCCGGCCTTTAAGCCTTTGGCTACATTCTCATTGTACAACGAATTAACCGAATAATCCGAACTATTTTTACTTTATACCCTGATTTTTTAAATACTTGTCTCGAATCATCAGTCTCGGATAATCCTCATTGTGTGGCATGCCGATCTGCTTCGCAATCGCCTTCCACGTCATGTTCTGTTTGTAGAACATCCGGAACACGCATCTGGTCTGTCCATCCTTGATATCGTCAATCCATTGATCCATGGCTTTGACTTTCTCTTTCTTGCGCTCCAGAACCTTCTCACGGCGGTCATACTTCTTCTGATCAAAGCCGACAACACTCTGTGGTCTGGGATAACCGGTCTGGTAATCGAAGATCGTATCATTCCCCAGACCTGCTTCTGTATTCTTCATCATCAGTAGTTCCAGTTCCAACACCGGTATCTCCTGTTTCAACTTCCGATACCGGTCCAACATATCCCTGGTAACCTTAATTTCCATTACACAACACCCCTCATCATCATTTGCAGCTGTATGTATGACGGTGCTGTGCGATATCCCTTATCGTCTTTCAGCAACACACAATACTTGTACAGCTCAAGAACGATATAGGTTCTCTGGATTTTTCTGGCCGGCTTATGTTCTTCTCTGTACATTTCAGTGAGTACAATCTTCTGACCGCGTTTCAAGCCATGTTCCTTCTCACGTAACTGCTGTAATTCTTCCCAGTGGGTGTTCTGCATAGCCTGTCCAGAAGTCGGATCCTGATACCCCTCATGATTTTTATATGCCATTGTTCTTCATCTCCTTAAATGCTTTCTCTGCATCTTCGCTTCTTCCGTAGGTGATCATCTGTACTTTTCCATCCTTCAGGTATTCAATCGTGGTGTTGCTCGTCATTCTGGGATAATGGATTTCTTCCCACTTCTCGGGTGCTGGGGCGCGATCAGTTATCGCTGGACAGCTATTGTGCAAAACGCATCTGCTACACAGAATCATTCCTTCCTGCTGTTTGCAGAATTGTATCAGCGTATTATATGCAGCAATAGCAAGCTCCGGTGTGATGTCCAATTTCTTTGGTTCTGCATCCTTAACATCAAGTATTTCAATCATCTTCTACCTCCTCAAAAAAGAAATCAGCCAAATACTGTTCTTTTCCTGAATCATCTTTAAAGTAAAAATCTGCACAATCTCCATATCCTTCTACTTTGTAGATCTCGTATATTTTTCCCGGTGTCACGTTTTGAATCCACTTCGTTCCTACTGTTTCACTGAAGAACTTCTTCAAGCTTTCCTTTTCCGTTACCTTTACCTTAAAGTTCACCTTTCGTTCTCCAGTAAACGGATGTCTGTCTAAATCACTGTAATATCTAAAAGAATTCATTTCAGCTTCTCCCCTTTCCTATGCAAATCTCAGTTGCCCGCCGGTTTCCTCTTTCATCCTGTCCGTCCTGCAAATCGGATTTCTGACTGCAACACAAAGCTCAGGCAGATTACTTTTTACCAATGCAGCGGGTATTGGTGGACACACTGCATTTCCGCATCTCCTGACCTGTTCACTTCTCGGATACCTCTTTCCAGTGTAATCATGATCGATTATGTAATCTTCCGGGAAACCATGACATCCGTACAATTCACTTGGCTCCAACATCCTCAATCCGATATCTACAATCTGGTATTCTGTCCCGGCAATTGCTACCAAACCAAAACGGTCTTGTGCGGTTATGGTATCAAGAGGATCTTTTACACTCTGTCCCGTGCCTGTTCCATAATATTTCGTCAAGAAAGCTCGTACCTCTCCAAAATGTCCCGGTGACGTTGTAATTGTGTGCAAAGGTTCTCTGAGATCCTGCCCCGTACCTGACTTGTAGAATTTACTCAAAAACGATGTAACCAGCCCATATCTGTTTGAACTATCAACAGTCATAACCGGAGCATCTATTGTCTGTCCTCTCACCTCTCCCTGCACTGTTTCGGAATGATACTGAATCAATAACGGGCTGATTACACATTGCTGATTTCCGGTTGTAATGGTATGTATAGGATCTTTACAACTTCCTCCCGGATGATTTGTTGTATTGACACCCATATACGGTGCAAGCGTTGGTTCGACAATCCCATATCCGTGTTTTCCTGTAATAGTCGGCATTGGCTCTTTTATATTGTTTGGCCTGCGCTTTCCACCGTGATTACACTGAATAATAAACGGCTCTGGATTCTCAAGAACAAACTTTTTCAATCCTCTTGCAATTCGTGCCATTGTTTTTGGTGCAAGCGGCCGCACTGCACGGATACCATATTTTTTCTTGATCTGCTCAGATGTATCAAAAATTGAAGGGCATGGTCTGTTAAAATCAATCTGCGTATATGCTCCGACATAAGGTTTAAGGCTACCATTTCTCACCGCTTCACTGTCCGCCGGTCCGTGTGTTGGCTTTGGCCACACAATCGGGTTTCCGTCACATCGGGCAATCAGAAAGAACCTCTTTCGCATGGTCGGCGCACCATAATCTGCAGCTACCAGTTCGCGAAACTGTACTTCATATCCGAGATCTGTGAGCTGCTGCACAAATTTCTCAAATGTCTTTCCCTGCTTGAACTTGATTGGATGTTTTTGCCGGTTAAGTGGTCCCCATGTTTTGAATTCTTCTACATTCTCCAGCATAATCACTCTCGGTCTTACAAGCCCCGCCCATCTGCACGCTACCCAGGCAAGGCCGCGAATAAATTTGTCCTTTGGCTTTCCGCCTTTCGCCTTAGAAAAATGCTTACAGTCCGGTGAGAACCACGCAAGTCCTACCGGATAGCCCTTACATGCTTCGACAGGATCAACCTGCCAAACATCCTCGCAGTAATGCTTTGTGTTCGGATGATTTGTCTTATGCATCCGTATAGCTTCAGGATCATGGTTAATTGCTATGTCAACACTGTATCCCGTAGCCAACTCTATTCCGGTGGAAGCACCTCCCCCACCTGCGAAATTATCTACAATCAATTCTCCATGAATCATCTTTTCAAGAAGCCCGGTATACCCTTGCCCCGGCCGGAGGCTGGCTCCTTTCTGTCTATTTTCATAACCCCTTCATTACGAGTGAAGGACTCAATACCTCATTGTTCTTCTGTTGAATTGCCTTAACATCGCATCTTTCCATGATTCTTTATGCTGACTGCAGGTATCATCATCATGGACCAGGATCCCTTTGCGGTCACACAGCCCATCGTCATTCTCAATACATGTTGCACAGGTCTTATCCATAAGCTATCCCTCCTGTCCTTTATTCAACAACTGCTTCTCATAATCATCAAAATCGTATTCTCTCTGTTGAAAGTTATTGAACCGGTTCTTGCTGTTCTTCAATTCTGTCTTCTTGCCACGACTTTTCTTCAATGGATAAAATGTCTTCCATCCACTCATCACTGACTTCTTTACAATGGCGGTCAGTTCTTCCGGTTTGTCAGACATGGAGCTCAGTTCTTCCCTCAGAAGCTGTATCTGTTCATCCGTCAGACGATCTCCATTGTTCTGTCTCACCTTCAGGAACAACAGGAAGGCTTCATTCAAAGAAGAATCAGCAAAGTATGTACCCGGCGGAGCCGCATATATATACTCTCCTTTCCTTTCTTTTCCTTTTATGTCATTTTTCTCGGAATTATCGTTATTTTTCTTGGAATTATTCGGATTATTCTCGGAATTATTTAAAGAAGGGTTCACTTTAATAAAGGTTTCCGTTTCTTCCTCCTGAAGGAGCCAAAACCTTTCTACTGTGATCGGATTTTTCAGTGCTCTGGCTTTTACCATTGCCTGATATCTCCTCTGTATTCCGGCAGAGGTCAAGACCTTGTCCGACTGAAAAAGTGTGTTGTCAAACAGTGACCGTTCCAATAAGAAGTTCAAGACCTGCTTCACCTTATTACTGTCCATGTTCAGATCATCCGATACAATGAACTCAAAATCATCATCAATCTTTAAATAATATCCTGATTTATATATCTCGCACAGAAGATACATATACAGGGTGATCCCATCGGCTCCATATCTGGCCTTTAAGATCTTTATCTTTTTATCTGAGAAAAAATCCACATCCAGGCGAAAAAAGCGATTTCCTTCCTGTTTTCGCCTTGCCATATCCGGTTATACCTCCAGTTCTTCCATGCAGATCTCTACTCGTGGCTTTTCGCTGTATTGTTTCCTTAACTGCAATTCCACTACCTGGGTATCATCCCGGTACGCTACGCTGTTCAGTGCATCCAAAACAGCTTTTGCAATATTATCGATATCCGGTTTCTTCGCCGGAAGGAGCTCGCCTTTCAGCATTGCTTCTCTCTTCACTTTAGAGCTGCTCTTCGGTATTCCATAGAATGCCTGAATACGGATCCGGATATATGCAGTATCTGCAAATCTTTCTTCTCCTGCTGCCTACATATAACAGGTCGAAATCAAATTCTCATACAGAACGGTCTTCTCCGGTGTCACGCTGCTCATTCCCTGTGTCTTGGGGTTATAAAATGTACGTGCCCTCGCTTTTCCCTGCGGCTTGCCGGGCACTGTAAAACAAATCGTTTTCATGTATTCCTTTCTATCTCCCCGCCTGTTTCCAGACGGGGTACGTATAACCAATAATTATGCAATGATTGTGATCTTGCTCTTTGCGGTTGCATCCGTATTAGGATCCTGAATGTTTTCTGTCACTTTCTTCAACTCCCGGTTGATCTGCTCTGTGAATGCTCCATTCGCAAAGGTTTCCATATTGATGTGTTTCATGTTGCCCCTTTCCGCCCCGGTAGTTCCCGGGGCTGTCTGTTATTTTGTGTGATATATTTCAATGCTTTTGATGGATCATAAGCACCGTTACTGGGTTATGCTTCTGCGGCTGCTGTCTCCTGCTCTGCTGCAACTTCGTTATATTCTGCATCGATGACCGGTTCCTGCTCATTTGCAATCTCAGACATGTCTACGCTGAGTTCTGACTTGACGGTCTCGTCATTGGATACCTGCATAACGAAATCCGATTTCACCGGAGCATATTTCAGACATTTCTTGATAACCGTCTTCTTTGCCATCTCCTCATAGTTCGTTTTCCACGGACTGTAGCTGCTGGAAAAGCTCTGGCTGTACTTTCTTGCATGAATATCAATATCTTCCTTGCTCATCACCTCAAAGCCAAAACCGCCGTTTTTTGCTTTCCAGAGTGCATATACAAGAAGCAGATTTCCTCGATTCTTTAATACCGGTTTATGTACCAGTTTTGGTTCCAGACCAAGTTCATACTCAAATTCATCATTTTCATATACGCACTGTGCCTGCACCGTCTGGATATTGTCGTTCCTGTATACCATATCGATAAGACCTTTGTAACCGATCTGGAACTGGCACTCGAGCTTGCCTTTATTTCGGTAAGGAATCAGGTATGCCTGTCCCAGTGGAGTGTTCGGTTCCAGACCAAGCTGTGCAGCATTCATCAGAGCACCGAGGAAGGACATCTGACTGCACTCTGCAAGCTTTGGTGTCGTGTTCAATGCAGATAATGCCATTCTGGTAAAACGCTCCGGTGTTATCACCTGAGGCAGTGCTTTCTTGATCTCAGGCTCCATAGCCTTGATCATGTCTGCGATACTCATAGATTTTGTAAGTTTTACAGCACCTTTGCTCTCCGTTTTTTCAGCTAATGCATCTTTTACTCCCATTCCATTTATCCTCCTATGCAATTTCCTTTACTACAAACCTTCTGCTCGGAGCAGGTTTCACACACTCTTTGTAGACTTCCGGATAGACGGATTTCAATTTCTTTGAATCCACACGGTTCGAAGTTACCGATTTCCATGTAACCGAATAACTATCAGAATCAGCTCTTTCCGCATCTTCCATATAGACTTTTACTTCCTGTTCGATCTGTTTCTTCTCTTTCTCCAGTTTGTCCTGAAGATCAGTGATCTCTGCCCTGCGCTTTAGCTTCTCATCGAATCCAACCAGTGGAATCATCTTGTCCGGATCAGATGTTTTGTAATATTTCGAAAGTAATTCTTCTGCTGCCTTGCTTCCGTCCGGTGCCGGCATCTTATCCGCAAGCACATTATTATTCCAGAAGTCGGATTCTACACTGATCAGCATCTGAATGATTTCTTCATCACGTTCGATCTTGTGCCAAACAAATTCTTTTCCAAGAATCACACATGCGATATACCAGGCATCCGCTCCGGTCACTGCCATATAATGGTGACACTGGATCTCATAAGATTCCGGAATGTGTCCGTCTTTCCATTTATCAGCAGAATACGCAGATGCTGTCTTACACTCCAATCCGGCATTTTCGCCAACGATCAGGCGGTCTACATTTGCAAGCATGAAGGGCTGCTCTTCTTTATAGAAGATTGCATTTGCCCTGCGGACCTTTTTACCAGTTTCTTCCATGAACCGGCGGGCAACATATTCTTCCAGATCACGCCCCTGTCTCATCGATTCGTTATCTGGCTTTTCTGTCAATGGCTGTGTTTTATCCTGAAATACTGCAATTGCGGAAGAATAAGGATTCAGTCCACAGATACTTCCGGCATCAGAACCGCCGATGCCTTTACGTCTGTTTTCCAGCCATTCTTTATGCTCCATATTTAAAGTAGATACCAGTTTATTTAATTTCATTTAATCTTCCTCGCTTTCAGTTCCCTTAATTCTTCAATACTTCCGATGTCTTCATAAGCACCCAGCCGATCAGCAATGCTTCCATATATAACTGGCTGGTCCTGCTGCCACTCTGTCCGGAAGTTCCCGCCCCTGCAGGCAGGAATGCGGTATCCGGCACCATTGGGATTAGGAATTGTAAATCTTTCTTCTTTCATTTACTTTCCTTTCCCTCTGCCACTATATTATGTACCATTGTGTGTAAGAGATCTTCTGCGGTAAATGGAGCAGCCTTTACAAGGTTTCTATCCAGTACTTCACACATTGCTTTCAGTACAACATCAAATTCACAAATCAAATCATGTGTATCTCCTTTAATTTCCAGTTCCATTTTGTTTCCAGTTTTCTCTGCTTTAATCATTGACTTTTCCTTTCTACCCTCATACAATGAAAGGGTGATAAACTATTATTATCTTTTGGGTCCTCCTGAGTTGCAGCTCTGAGGATCCTTTTTCATTCCACAGGCTCAATCGTATAGCTGCCGCCGTATTCGTCTTTCTTTTTCTCAGCAATTTCTACAGCATACTTCCTTTCGTATAGCTGGTATCCAACTGTTCCATCCGCATACCGGATTCTCCATTTTGGAGTCGCTGTAAAATACCCTCTCTCTACATTTCTGTTTGCGCCTTCCTCTGCCACACTCAAAAGACCTGCGGTATATGCTGCCTGATGTCTCGCATCTGCTGTCTGATCATCCAGTAAACAGATCGCGGCTTTTATGTAGTCTGTCAGTGTCAGGTTCCTGATTTCCAGCTGCTTTTTGCTTAACCCTGCCATACTCTCCACCTCCTCGCTATGTATATCATGACGCTCAGTGCGATTGCTCCGGCGATCTGATCTGCTCTGCTGTCCCATGTCCAGAACGGAAGATAACTTGCACATCCTCCGATCAGGATGGAATCAATCAAGTCTCTCGTGTCAGCGCCTCCTTCCCTTTCCAAATATGACCGGTTATCTCCCATACCTTTCTGGGGGATATAATATAAGTAATTCTTCCATCAGATAATGATTTAGCCGGCTTGTTGTTGTGAATTGCTATTCCAATTGGTAACCATCCGTATACAATACCTGCTCTGATTGCTGTTGCAGGTAAGCCAATCAGCTTACTTGTATCTGCCACTGACATATTTTCTGAAGAAAACTCAGGTATCTTTGCACCGGTTAGCATCCTTACTACTTCTGAAGCAAATTCGTGAATTTCAGCAGTTTTATTTACAAGACTTTCTGCATTCTCCATGTACCTCACCTCCTCACCTAAATAGTTAAAAGAAACTGTCGAAGAGCTGAATAAACAGTATTCACAGACTCAAGACACATGCTCACCTGTTGAAGCAGGTAATGATAATTCTGAATCAAGCGAAGACACTGACATCCAAAAATAATGGTAAATACAATTGTTGATATCTGCGTAAGCATTAAGCTGTTTTTTAAGCTTTTTACCTGCTTACGCAGATTTTCAATCTCTTCTTTTTGATCATCCATCTCAACTCGCCTCCTATCCTGCTTTTTTTTCCATGGTCTCTTTCATGGCAGTCATACCCTCTGCCACTCCCAAGATTCTTTCCTGTTTAGTCTCTGGAAGTTTTGGAATAATCTGTGCAAGACGTGCCAAAATATCATTTTCTCTTTTTGTCATAGTATTCACCTCTTTCCTTTTTCTTCGATTTCTGTCTATTCTGGTTGTGCATATTGTGTTTTATGCTGTATCCTCCTATACTGTAATTACAGGCACTGCCATGCCGAATATTGAAGAAAGGAGGAATCTATCATGGATGAAAAATTATTTTTTCATACTGTAGCTACCGAAACCGCAAAGGCTTATGTTTCTTCTAACATGCCGCAATATCGCACTGATGGTTCTCAAAAATTTGCCGAAGATTTTTCTGAGAAATATTTTGAAGCTTACAAGGTAGCTCAGGAGGTATTTGACAAGAATCGCGTTCATCTTAAAGCCGATAAACTCATTTAATTTTTGTCATTATCTTAATAATTTTTGATGCATCTTCCAGAATGGCCTCTGCTTGTTCTATCGTACAATCTTTCATTACTTCAATTACTTTAATGATAGAAGTAAGGTCATCTGGTTGTGCATTAAACCCTCTCATTCTTTGAGAAAAAATCTCTGAGATTTCTTTGTTTCTAGTTTCTTTCTTTTCCTCCGTCACGCTTTTCTCTGGCTTTTTAGCAAGAATTGATATTCGGTCGTACTCTACCGGCGCATCTGTTGACGAAGCAAATAATCTTTGCAATGGCCATCCTTCAGGTCCCGGTAGAGTTACGATTGTAGGTGTTTCAACATCCTGTCCGTTAATTTTCAAAATTCCTTTGTCGATGTCTACTTCAAAGGATCTAATCTCTCTCATTCTCTCACCCCTTTACGCTGATTCCTTGTTGTCTGAATCAGTTGCAAATAAGTAGTCCAATGTCTTGTCTGGGAAAAAAGTGTTTTTTATTTTTACACACTCTTTTAAGGAAATTGGAGCTTTACCATTTAACTTAAAAGAAAATGTTGTTGGTGTAATTCCCAATGACAATGCAATACTAGATTGTGTTATTTTTCCTCGTGCCATCTCTGCTTCTAAATTTGGAAACACTTTCTCACCTCTCTTTCTCGATTTTTCGTGATTATATTTTAAAGTATATACGAATTTTCGTGAATGTCAATATATTTTTTCGATTTTTCGAGATTTTATATTGATTCATTATATATTTATATTGATTTTTCGAGATTTTGGTGTTATTATCAATTTAGTTAGAGATTTGAAAAAGGAGGGTTAATCGTATATGCAAGAGCTTGAAGCCAATATTAAATCTCTTATTATAGAAAGGTATGGAAGTCTCAAGAAATTTTCTGAAACGATTAATATGCCTTGGACAACATTAGACAGTATTCTTAAACGAGGAATGGCAAATTCCAATATAACTAATGTATTAAAAATCACTCGTGAATTAGGTCTTGATGCGGAAAAGATAGTTGATGGAGAAATCGTTTTTTCAGGCAAGCAAGAGCCAACTACTATTGCTGCACATTTTGATGGAAGTGAATATACAGAAGATGAACTGGATGAGATCCGCCAGTTCGCAGAATTTGTTAAGAATAAAAGAAAATAAATAAAATGGGGGGTATATGTTATGGCATTAATAAAATGTTCTGAATGTGGTAAGGAATTTTCTGACAAGGCTTCGGCATGTCCAAATTGCGGGTGTCCAACCAGTGAAATGGTTGAATCTCCGATTGCAGAAGATCAGGAAGACAATTTGGATGCTATATGGAAAACAGTTCCAGGGAAAAACAACTCCTCAATTAAGCCACATATCACTCAAAAAGTAAGTGCTGTCAAAATTGATGAAGTTAATCATATGTTCCAAATTCATGGTTCAATTCCTAACAATGGCAAGAAAAGTGGTCTTCTCGGAAAGTCTTTCAAAGGCTTAATGGCTGTAAGCACAATGGGAATGTCTGTGGCTGCTGAAAAATTAATTACTGGTGGAAAAACAAGAGTTGGTTCTAATACTTGGTATCCTTTCTCCGGTCTTGTCAGTTACGATCTTTTAGAGGATGATTCACTTATTACAAGTGGTGGTGTAGGACAGGCCTTGATTGGTGGCGCTTTGTTCGGTGGTGCAGGTTCAATTGCAGGTGCTATAACTGGCAAACGTGTGCAGAAAAAACGCATTGATTCATTATATATAAAGGTTACATTAAACAATTTTGATACACCATGCATACTAATTCCATTAATTACAAAACCAACCAAAACCAATAGTAAAGAATATCAGATTGCTTTCCAAGAAGCACACAAAATCTTATCAGTTTTAGATGTAATATCTCATAATCAATAGTGCTCTTAAAAAAAGTCGAGGTGTTTACGTGACTTATGAAGAATTACAAGATGTAGCCTGCAAGGACGGTATAGATGTGATTGAACGTCGTTTTAAAAGTAACAATATCAAAGGTTTATATTGCAATGGTACTGTTGCTCTCAACGAAGATATGACTCAGGTAGAAAAATCCTGTGTACTTGCAGAGGAAATCGGTCATCACTGCACCAGCTCCGGAGACATTCTGGATCAGACCGACATTATGAACCGCAAACAGGAATATCGTGCACGTTTCTATGGATATAACCTCAAGATTGGATTAACCGGTCTGATCAGAGCGTATGAAGCAGGTTGCAGAAACTTTTTCGAAATGGCTGAGTTTCTGGATGCTACAGAAGAATATCTGAAAGAAGCTATACAGTGTTATAAATCCAAATATGGAATATGCGCTGTTGTTGACAACTATATAATTTACTTTGAACCATTTGCAGTAATAAAATTTGTTGCTGCTGAATGATAGATATAATATAAAGGAGGAAGCATTATGGCCAGAAGGCGAAAGTCTCACGGATGTTTATATACCCTACTTTTTTGGCCAGTGACTTTAACTTTGGACATAATATGGTGGATAATACGTTTTACTATATATGTATCATTATATTTCATTCTATTTGTATTCACCCTTATTTGGTGTTTTATATCCACCTTATTTAGTTGCCTGTTTAATTGGATTCTACACAAACCAGGTTTCCATGTCGCATGTAATAATGGAGAAGAATATGAATTAGCCTGCTGTCAGAAACTAAAGAAATATGGATTTACCCACATTGAGACAACTCCAAAATCAGGAGATCACGGTATTGATATACTTGCTCACAAAGCAGGTAAAAAATATGCAATCCAATGTAAATACTATTCTTCACCTGTCGGTAATCATGCTGTACAAGAAGCATACTCCGGTTGCTATTATTATCGTTATGATATACCTGTGGTATTGACCAATAATACATTTACTAAAAATGCTATTGATGAAAGCAAAAAACTTGGTGTTCAGCTTTGGCAACAAAACAAAATACCATTTACAAACAAATCAATATTCCGTGGGCTCTTCAAACGAAAGAATAATATGAAACAGTACGATCACGAAACTTACCAGCAACTTCTTAATAATCTTGGAAATACTTATGTCGATACTCTTTCAAATAAATTAGGCGGATCTATTAAATTATTGAATATAGAAGAAACGTCTAGTGGCTATCATATGATATATGAAACAGATACAACTAACATTAATAATATCCATGCAGTGCAATCAGAATTTAACGACAATTTAAAAGACCATTACATATTTACCCAACTAACGGATACTACTTTTTCCATTGACCAAATAAACGCTTTGTAATTTTTAATATAAAAAAATCGCCCCGGTGTTGGCGCACCAGGACGATTCAGATCTCCGAAGAGATACCTCATTTTGCAAAGATATTGTATCATCTTCGGAGCAGTCGCACAACCCAAACGTTTGTGTGGCTGTTATTTTTGTACCTATTTTTCAATTATCGATGGAAAGAAGGATTGAAAATGCCGAAGAAAAGAAAGAAACACCCCAAACTGCCGAATGGATTCGGAAGTATCCGTTATCTTGGCAAGAACAGACACAACTGTTATGCAGTACATCCACCAGCAAAGATAGATCAGCTTGGAAATGTGGTTCGCTCACCTGCAATCTGTTATGTTGATGACTGGATCAAGGGTTTTACCATCCTGACTGCATACAAAGCAGGTACCTATCAACCTGGAATGGAAAGGGACTTGTCAGTCTCTCCAACATCTGACACCGACACACTTGTAAGCCGTATTATTGCAGATTACAGTACAATCAAAGGAGTAGAGAGTAAACATCCAGAGATTAAAAAGCCAACCTTCAAAGAGGTATACGAACAGTTCCTTAAGTGGAAATTTGCTGAAGGAACGAATTATTCAGAATCCACAAGAAACAATTACACTGCTGCGTATACATATTGCACAGAGTTGTATGACAAAATATTTGAAGATTTGAAAGCAACAGAGTTGCAAAATTTTCTCGATAAACAAAAGGGGTTAAAAAAAGGCAGTCTTGTAAAAATCTTATCTCTGTTCAATCAAATGTACAAATATGCAATGTTTGCCGAGATTGTTACTGAAAGAAAATCTCAATATGTGAGAATCAACGCTGTCGACGATGAAGAACATGGAACTCCATTCACTGAACATGAACTCAGAATCCTGTGGAAAAATGCCAATAATCCAGACATACAATTAATCTTGATCATGAGCTATTCTGGTTGGCGAATTGGTGAATTATCAGGATTGGAAGTTAATCTGAAAGAAAAATATTTTAAAGGCGGTATCAAAACCCAAGCCGGTAAAGGAAGAATTGTCCCGATTCATCCCATGATATACGATTTTGTAAAGACAAGAATCACTGCTGATGGAACACTGCTAAATATGAACAAAGTCACCTACAGAATGTTTCGCTTCTATCCAATACTGGAAAAGTTAGAAATATCCGGAAGTCCAAAACATACTCCTCATGATTGCAGACATACCTTTTCTGCTCTATGTGAAAAGTATTCCGTCAGAGAAAATGACCGAAAACGAATGCTCGGACATTCATTCGGAAGTGATATTACCAATGCCGTATATGGACACCGAACTCTGGAAGAACTCAGATCTGAGATTGAAAAGATCAAAGTACCATTTGTGACCAACTGTGACTAA